GGGCATCGGTCCCTGCCACAGGGATAGTTTGTGTAAGTGGAGTTACGAGAAGGGGACCTATAAATGATCCTTCAATCCTTATTTCCACAATGAATCAATTTGAGGCTCTCTATGGTGGTGCCGCTCCGAAGAGCATGTTTGGATCTGATGCCAAGGGTTTGGATAAGTTCCATATCTACGTTCAACGGATGTTAGCCTATGGAGCAAGATTGAGAATAAACCGCGTGACTCATAGAGCGGGAGAAAGTGAAACGGCTTCTGAAGTAGAACCTAAGAAGGCAACCGCCATTTCAGTTAAAGCCAACATCACAACAGATTCAGGTCCTAAGTCAGCTGAGATTTTTGTGGTAGAACCCAAATATCCTGGTGCTGATTACAATGGTATCAAGGTAGAAGTGAAAGTCGCTACAAATGGTAATCCCAATGCCTTTGATATCAAGTTGACTTGGCCTTCAAATCCTGATGGAAGTGAGTCATACTCAGCAGTACCTATGCCTGACCAGAACATTGAATGGGAGAAACAAACATTCTTGAATAACCTTAACAAGTTATCATCAACCTTCAACTTCAGAAAAGCCTCAACTGCCCCTGCTTTAACGGGAGCTACGAAAGTAGAGATCGTACCTGCAACAACAGTATTTGCTGGTGGTTCTGACGGTTCTCCTGTAACTGACTCTGACTTTATTGGAGATGGCACAGATAATGGGTTCCACGCTTTCGACACAGTATCAGATTCAATGATTGTCGCTGTTCCTGGTGCAAGGATTGATGCCATCCATACAGCTGGTGTTGCCTATGCAACATTGAGACAGGATATGGTTTACTATGGTTCTGTTTTGGCAGTTCCAGGAAAAGCTGAAGAAGCTGCATCTTCAAAAGATGAAGCTGTTGGAGATTCTGAGTTTGCTCAAATCTCAACTGGGGGTATTCGTCATTATGACACGGCTTCTGACATGGAGATTGAGCTGGATGAGATTGCAGATACCATTGGTTTAACGGTATGGACCCATAACAACCGAGGAGCTTGGTTCGATCCTGCATCAAAACAGAGTGCTACAGTTCTCAACGCATTAGGAGTAGTTCAGAATTTTGGTACTCCAGCTAGGCTTTCTGAGTTGAACATCTTGGCCAACCATGGTATAAATACGATGGTTTATAGAGATGGTTCTATAGAGTGGACTTCATCTTACACTTCTCAGAAGACGAATTCAGCTCTCTCATTTGTATCATCCATGTTCTTGGTATTCTACATCAAGAATACGATGATTCCGGTATACCGTTCTTATTTGAAAGAACCTTGTGATACTGTGACATTCAAGGCTATGTGGAACCAGATTAGACCATTCTTGGATAACCTGGCAAGAACATCCACTAGAGCTATTTGGAAGTACGAGTACATGGGTGACCAGGATGCAAGTTCTCTTGACACCTTAACTGTGAACCAGAAGAACGACGTTCAAATGGGTAAATATAAAGCTTACCTGAAACTTTGGTTGATTGTACCGATGATTGAGGTAACATTAAACATCATGCTCGTACAGGGTGATGGTGAAGTAGGAATCGAAATAGCATAAAAAGATATGGCAAATTTTAGTAACCCCAGAAAGAAATTCCAATGGAGAATTTCTTTTGTTTCCTTAAAAGGAAATGAATTTGAGTTCCAGAGAGTAACTCTTCCAGATATTGAACTCGACATAGTGGAGCATGGGGAGATAAACTCTCCGGTGAAAACACCTGGTATGGTACATTTCTCCAACCTGGTATGCGAGAAGTTGAAACCCAACAACGCGAATGATAACGCTCTCCGAGTATGGATACATTCTATTCAGAATGCCATGTTAGGAGTTGGTTTACCGATAGATGTTGCAAAAGATTCGGCTACTATCGAGTTGGTAGATGAGTTAGGTATCACTACTGAGAAACATACAGTTGATGGTATCTGGCCGTGCAAGATTAATGGGTTGGAGCTTGATCGTATGAGTTCTGACAATGTAATTGAAACTATCGAGTTCGCAGTAGATTATTACTCTTCTCCCTCCGGTACAGGTGGTATAGTTTAAAGTATCCCAGGCTTAGGCCTGGGTTTACTTGTTCTTATACTATTACCCAATATAAACTAAAGAGATATGGAAAACACATTAGAATTTTTATTACCAAGTGGATTACCTTGCACTATAAGAATGCAGAATGGAGAGGATGAAGAATTGCTTTCAAGCATTCGTTTGAATAAGGCTGGTAACCACATAAACGCTTTTCTCTGTAATATCGTGGTAGATCTTTTCGGTAAAGGTAAACCCAAATTACAGGACATCATAGACATGAGGTTGTCAGATAAGTATTATCTGTTGATACAATCTCGAGTATTCTCATTGGGGGCTGAGATGGAGTTCGAATACCAATGGGATAAGAAAACTGAACCAGTACATTACACTGAAGATTTGAACAATTACCTGTTTGATTACTCAAAGCCTTTCCCGGCTACACCTGAGGATGAAGGTTACAATGAGTATCATATAAAACCTTTCCCCGCCACTGGTGAAGTACACGATTATAACTTCATCTATTTCCAGATGGAAGGAAAGAACTTCAGACTTCGGATGCCAGATGGTAGGTTGGAACATTACCTGATGGAATTGGGGGATGACATCAATTCAAACTCCCTTTTGAAAGGTAGAGAATTGGCTCAAGAGTTTAACGGGAGTTATGTACCTGTAACCTCGTTCAAACAATTCACACCTAGGGATATGGCTTTCTTGAGAAAGGTTATGGCAGATTTTGATGATGGGAATTCAACTATATCAACAAAAATTGTAAATCCATATAACCCGGATGAAGAGCTGGATATACCTTTAATCCAGTTGGAGGATTTTTTATCTCCACGGTTGACATAGAGAATGATTTTCTATTCCTATCCGTCAACCATGTTAACGTGGGAAGTTTTGAAGACTTTTTAAGGATGCCATCAAAAAGGAGGGTTAGCCTTTTAAAGAAACTAAACAAAGCTATAGATGAGATGGAAGCTAAAAATAAAGAGCTTCAAGATAAATTGAAAAAGAAATAGATTATGGCTGCGAACACCCTTTTAGGAGTAGGATTAGCGGTTATGTTGCGGGACCAATTCTCAGGCCCCGCAACTCGTATTAACCAACAGTCCCAATATCTTAAACAGAACTTGGCTGCTTTGGCTTCAGCACAATCACAATTCTACAGGAATCTAGGATTTACTTCTGTTGCCATGGCTTCAGCCTGGTATGGTTTGAGTAGAGTTATAGAAGCTGGAGCAAGATACAAATATACCCTTATTTCTGTACAAGCGGTAACAGAATCTACCAATGCAGAGCTTGCTCGAATGGATAAGCTAGCAATGGAGTTAGGACAGAATACGATTTTCCATTCTGACCAAGTTGCAGATGCTATGAAATATATGGGTATGGCTGGTATGAAGTATGCTGAGATTATGGGCGCTATTCCAGCTGCTGTAAATTTGGCAGGTGCCACTGACTCAACTCTACAAGGTAAGCTTGGTACTGCTGATATCATGACCAATATTATGAAGACTTTCCAGCTTGGGGTAGAACATGCTGCCTCTGTTGGAGATATTCTTACTGTTGCTACTGTTAAGGCTAATACGAACCTAGTAGATTTGGCTCAAGGTATAAAATACGCTGGTTCTACTGCCAACTCGTTAAATATACCCTTGCAAGAATTAACTGCTGGGTTGATGTTGTTATCTAATGCCGGTATACAGGGTTCTATGGCTGGTGTTGCTATGGAGAATGCCATGAGGGATTTTGCTAGGGCTTTAGGACCACAGGCAACAGGTAGGCAAGTAAAAGCGTTACAACAACTAGGGTTATCCACTGAAGACTTCATAGACAAACAGGGTAGGATGCTTTCATTACCAGTTGTGTTTGAGAAACTTCAGGCAGCTATGAAGAGAGTAGGTACTGGTACTATTGCAGGACAAAACATCTTGGATAACCTTTTTGGAGTTCGTGGTAAACGGGCTGCTACATTGTTAGTACGTGATGGAGACCAATTAAAAGGTTTCATAAATGATTTGAACAATTCTGCTGGTAAATCACAGGAAATCATGGACATGAGAATGGAGTCACTATATGGACATATACTCCAGTTCATCACTGTGGTGAAACACCTGGGAATTGTATTCACAGATGCTATAACCCCAACCTTGAAATTCTTATTAAAAGGTATTAATGGAGTATTGAGAGGTTTAGTATCTTTAGCTCAAAACGGGCTTGTGAAATCATTTATAATACCCATGACTACTGTACTATTTTTATCCAGATTGTGGAAGATGGCTATCAGGTTAGCTGGTATGGGTATGGATATCTTGAAGATAAAATCAAACTTAGCTACTGGTGAAGCAATATCTGGTACTACCAAAGCTACAGGAGTTATGTCAGCCCTTACGAAAGCTATATTTGGGGCTACTGCTGCTCAACAAGGACTTACTGCTGCAGTAATGGGTACAACAAGGGCTTATCAAGCTCAAGGAGCTGCCGGAGCTATGGCAATGGGAGGAGTTGGTATGGGACCAATGGTTTATACCAATGCAAAGGGAAAGAAGACAATGCCAGAGGGTTGGGCTGGATACGTGAAAGCAACAAAGGGAAAGAACCCATGGACAGCCCCACAAAAGATGAATGGGCAATGGGTTATCTATAACCCACAACAAGGTAATAAGGTATTTGAAACTCGAGAAGCAGCAAGACAATTCAGAAGACAATACACACCAGAGAATTATAGACCAGCTACCGCAGATGAGATAAAGAAAGGTTGGGGAGTATCATGGTTTGGTACTGCACCTGGTACAACCAAAGCTGAGAAAGCAGCTCAAGCAGCAAAGAATGTTGGTAAGGTGGGATTCTGGTCTAAGTTATTAGGTTGGATGCCATGGTTAGGTAGAATAGGTGGTTGGTTCAGTAAGGCTTTACCTTGGATTACAAGGATTGGTGGTTTACTTGGCAGAGTAGTTGGATTCCTTACTGGTCCTTGGGGGTTGGCTATAACTATGTTAGTTTCTATTGGAACTTCTCTTTGGTCTTGGCTATCTGGGAACAATGATGAAGAGAAGAAACAAACAGATATACTTAGAAATATGGCCCAAAAGGATGCAGAAGGCCTAATAGACAATGGAAACCCAATCCGGGTATTTGACCAATGGGTAAACACTCATCAAGGAGAGTTAAGGTCATTCCAAGCAGAAGCCATGAAATCAGCCTTAGACCCTGGGATTATAAAGAATTTGTATGGGGTAAACGCTGCTGCAAGTAAGTTTGGTTCAGATGTTACACCGGCTGAAGTCACTTCAAACAGAACTAACATAGATCCCATTATCCATTTAAATTTCACGATAGGGGATGAAACATTCCAAAGGGTTTATAAGGCAAGTATGCAAAAAATGGTAGTAGACACTATAAATGAACAACTGGGAGATTAAGATATGGCAAGGTTAAAATTTGAATTTGTACCTACAGCGAAGAAAACAATAGACGTTGCTAGGTCATACGCTTTAAAGAATGTCCCAGTACCTGGTGGTTTTGCTGGGAGAGCGTTGGGACATTTGGGATTATCCTACGGTACCCAGACTCTTGTTGGAGATTTGGGTACTACCACTGGACCCACAGGTTTAGGTTACGGGTATGTTAAGAGAGGATTCCCTTACGTGAAATCTGAGTTGAGACCACAAGCAGGTGGGATACCATCAACCAATGCAACTATAATCAGAAACCGAGACCAGGCTATAAATAAGAAAACTCCATTAGAGATTGGTCCAACTACAAATAAGAGTAAAGTAATTGCATTAATCAATAACGGAGATTTTGAGCAAGCCCATAATGGGTATAACCAAACTGGAATGACGTTTTATATAGATGCAGCTTCAACCATTAAAAATGCACTAGAAGAGCAAAATCAACAAACACCGGTTACTGGTAGGAAATTATACATCCTTGCATTCTATGACCTTGAAAAGGGAGATTCTTTTGACAAGATAGAGTTACCATTCATTCCCAGTGATATGGATTTTAAACCAGAATCAACCTGGGTTAACATCAGTGCTTTCGGGAGAAACTCACCACCGTTACAATATTTGGGTGGGAAAGACACTGTATCTTTCGACATTGATTGGTACTCTACGAAAGGAGATTACACGGGAGTATTCGCTTTATGCAAGAAGATTGAATCTTACTCGAAATCTGATGGGTACAAGAGACAACCACCGGTGATAAACCTTATTGGAGTTTTAGGAGTGGAGGATGTGGACTACACTATCATATCAGCACCATACGTGATTAAACAATTCACGGGAGTAGCGGGTGAGAGTAAGATAGTTCCTTTACATATTATTCAAACCATAACCTTGCAAAGGGTATCTAAATTTAATCCCACTTGGGGAGATATCCAATACAAGGTGATTAATACCACACAGAGATGAACATAAACACTAACCTATACGATTTGGGAAGGTTATATAGGAATGAAGACACCAACCAACCAGATGCTCTTTTATCCTATGTTCCTATCTTTACTATGAGTAACCCAATATATCACACTGTTATTTCTGGAGAAACACTGATGGATATATCTTTGAAATATTATGGTAACCATAACTTATGGTTTATCATAGCCGCATACAACCAAGACAAATTCACAGATCCCCTAGAATTACCAGTTGGTAAAGAGTTTATTTTCCCCAATAGGGATAACCTTGAAACAATGAACTATGGGAACTAGGATACCTACAGTACGTTTAACCACTCCAACAGGGCTAGAGATATGTCCTGATGGGTCAAACATACGGTTAACGATGTTTGATTGTAAGTGGAAAGATGACGGTAAGGATGACATAGAATTAGGTTTTGAATCCAGGAATGTAGCTTTATTACATTCCTGTGGTTTTGTTTATGAGGGTTTAGTGTATATGTCATTTGGGTATACAGATGGTAATATGTCTGATACAATCCCTTACATTATCAGAGATGTTACAAGAAAATATACTGAGAAGGGATTATCTACAAATATAACCCTATCATCTTTATCCTCTCCACTAGATATAATGTCACCAGATAGTGATGCCATAATGGATGAGAATGAAACAGATGAGTATGGACCTCAAGAAGATAACCAAACCACAACTATCATGCAGTCTCCACTTGAATACATCATGGGAGTATGTGGAGAAAACCTTGAACTTGTTATCACTCATAAGGGTAAAGTTGGGTTTAAGAGTAACAAGGTGAAGAAAGGGAATGGTTATATACCACCTCAATTTGTATGGGATTCCTATAACGTTATAGTGAGGTTTTTAGGTGGTGGTTCGAAGGCTCCTTATGCACCTGGGATGGACCCAGATGAGCAGGTATATCTTGGACCATATAGAGATAACTCTATCCTTGAAAGGCCAGAAGAAGATAAGAAAGTAACTGCCAAAGATTTGGGGGATTTACCTGACTCAGTGAAAGAGTTCTTGTTAACACCAAGAATTATAAACACCACAGCTAATAAAATAATGGCTGTAATAAACCAAATACTATCTTTCATGCCAGAAGGACCCTGGTATGTTACGAGAAGGGGTAACCTTTTCTTGATTCATGGTAGGGGTATAACTGGGAATCACCAAAGACAGTTCAACTTCTATTCAGATGATAACACTACCCTTAACTGTACTATCAAATACAATGCAGATGATTTGGATAAGGATAAGGCTGAATCAAGTGGACAGGACCCAACCCTCCGTACAGTGAGTAAGGTTGTACAATACAATACAGCTCTGAAAACTATGGAGGATATATACAACAGGGTTTTGAACAATAACCCAAAAGCGTTTAACACTCCGTCATCTCTCTACATAGAGGCTAAGCCATATTACGAGTATGATAGTAAATACACTGAGGGGCCATACGTGGGACAAGGAGTAGTAGAAGCTAATAGGCAAGGACTCATGCTTAATCAGAATACGGTTTACACGTTAGATGGTATGAAAATAAGCCTAGAAGATTATGATGCTTTCAGAGCAGCTTATGCCACAGCCCAATCTTTACAGAAAGATGTGGGTATTGAGAAGGTATATCTTTACGAGTATGAGGCTGAAGAAGACAAAGAAGGTAATCCAGTGTATAGGTCTGGGTTTGCAAAAATCATAGACCAACTTAGTTCAGGTACAGCTCATGGTAATGCAGGAGCAAATGCTAAACTACCACAATATGAGCCTATCACAAAAGTGAAACACAATACGTTTTACACGATAGATTCTATAAACAAGAAAACCAAGAAACCCAATGAGTTCTCGGGTCATTTGTTTTATATACAACCACAAATCTCGAGTGACGCAGTTTGGAATGTAGCCAATAAATTGATGGCAGCATCTATGAATGGAGTAACTGCTACTGTTACCATAGAGGGAGACCCAACTATCATGGATGGTATGGTAGTAAAATTAACCGGGTTAGGAGCTGATACCGGGAATTACTACGTTAAATCTGTGAGGCATTCAATCTCTGGTTCTGGTGGGTATAAAACTACTATGGAGATGTGTAGGCAGGTAGGTGATACCTCTACTGTCATGTTAAACGAGGTAAGGGAGTTCACAAACTATGACCCAGAGGATATAAGAAGAAGGTTCATTGATTCAGTTATATTTGGAGTAAACACCAGGTTTATCTGGAATGGTCCTTCTAATCCTCAAGCTTGGCCTACAGATATGGGACAAGAGGGAGTGGACAAATACAATGTACCAACAGATGGTAGTATAGCTGTTGGAGAAGCTGGAGCTAATTACGTTAAACCAAATGACCCTAAATTCCAACAGGCTTATATAGATGCTGCGAGAGCTAGGGGAATTGATCAAAGCCAATTAAAGTAATGGGACGATTAAGAGATATTATAGAAGAGGGACTCGAGAGGAGAGGTAAATTTTATGGTACCTATTCTGGAGTAGTGTTTAGGAATGACGACCCAACAGGTAGGGGTCGTATTTCTGTATCAGTACCGTCAGTGTGTAAAGGTATATTACCAGTACAAGCTGTACCCAAAGGTCAATGGATGGGAGCAACCTATGGTTCATTTATTATACCTAACGTTGGTGACAACGTTTTAATAGAATTTGTGAATGGGGATTACCACTTGCCAATATGGAGTTTTGGACCTTATATCCCTTCGAAGGGTTCTCAAGGAGAGGATGTCATAAACTTTAAAAAGGGAGTTTATAGGTTTAGAACTCCAAAGGGGTACCAATTATTAATTTCTGAGCAGCCTGAATCAAATACTAGTAAAGAAAATAGTTATATAGAAATAACTACTCCAAAAGGAAATTCATTTAAACTAGATGAGTTCAACTCAAACCTTGAATTTCTCTTCCAAAATGAAGACATGAAGACCAGAAGTTCTATAAACATAGATTTGGGAGTACCCTCCTTGACTATGGAGATAGAGGAAGATGGTACCATATCTAAGGTTGAGATGAATGGCCAAGGACAAATCAAGCTAATTGGTAGTGGAGGCGATTCAGTTGAGTTAGATGGACAAGGTAAAACCATTATAAATGGTGGAGGGGAGAATTCAGTAGCTATTGGAGCTCTAACAGATAGGTTGAACAAATTACAAAAAGAATTAATGTCTTTGATAAATGATTATAAAGTTCATACGCATCCTACTGCGGGAATGGGTTCTCCCTCAGCACCAACAGTACCTTATGCAGGTACAATCTCAGAATTTGCATCTAGTGAATATGATGATAAGACGTTAACACACCCAGCACATAAATAACATGGCAACAAGAAATATTATGGGGTTATGTTTCCCAATCACTTTTGAACAAAACAGTTCAGGAGAGGTAAGACCCCAACTAAAGGGAACAAGCAAAGTGTTAAGGAGTTCAATAAATAACATACTCCTTTTCCCTTTGAACAAGAGACCATACAACCCACAGTTTGGTACTGGGTTATACCAAACTATCAAGGAGCCAAATGACTTAGTGTTAGAGGCTCTAATAAAGAAAACAGTGATAGATAAGGTAGTTCAGTTAGAGACCAGATGTGAGGTTGATGTGGTGGAATACAAGAGAAAACAAGATGGTTCTATAGCCATCAACATCAACTTTATAACACCATTAAATAACAATACATTATGAAATTAGAGAATCCATGGGTAGGGTATCTCGACAGGGGATACAGAGCCATTAAAACAACCCTAGTTAATAGGGTGAAGACACTACTGCCAGAGATGACAGATTATAGTCAGAGCAATATCTTTATGATCATCCTTGATTATATGGCTGCTCTGACTGAGTTGTTGAATTATTATGTAGATACTTCTGCAAGGGAGTTATATGTTTACACAGCCAAACACATCTCTTCCATGATTCAGTTATCTAGGTTGATCGATTACAGGATTAAAGCCCGTATCCCATCGACTGCAAGGGTAACAGTACAACTCATGGATTCAGAAGGTAACCCAGCAGAAGCCCAACAAGATATTATATTTAAGGGAGAGAATATTCTATTGGGTTCTAATGGAGTACCTTTCAGGCAGATGGGTGACGTAGTGATGAGAAAAGGTTCTAACTTAATAGTTTTAGACCTGGAACAATCAGTGAAGAGTGCCACTACTCCAGATGGATACACTGATCTTGGCCTTGTACCAGAAGGTAAGAATCCAGTATTACCATTACCCACAAACTATGCAGATGGTTCAGGTACAATATATATAGACAGTGAACAATGGGATTTGGTTGAGACACTTGGGTTCTCAAGTCCCTATGACCAAGTATTTGTGGTTGAGTACGTGAATGAAGGATTATTCGTAGCTAAGTTTGGGGATGGTATCAGGGGAGCTATACCGAGAGCAGGAGCTGAAGCTAAGTTATCCTACAACATAACTCAAGGAGTTAACGGTAACTTGGATTCAGGTACTATCACAGCTTTCCAGGGTAACCCAACTATTGAACCCACAAACGCTTTAGAGGGTTGTACTTTGAGAATCACAAACCCGAATGCTGCAACTGGTGGTTCAGACAGGGAGAACATAGAGGATATGAGAGAGCATCTTGGCTGTTCTCTCAGAACTTTAGATAGAGCAATAACTTTCAAGGACTTTATAGATATAGCCAAGCTTTGTCCCGGTGTTGATAAAGTAGGAGCTGACTTCTCTTGTGAGACTGGTATCTCTTACTATATCACTCCTGACAATGGTGGAGAAGCTAATGAGTTACTGTTAAAGAAACTAGAGGATTATGTTGACATGAGAAAGGTATTGGGAGTACCTGTTCAGGCTTTCCCTGCTGGAGAAACTCAAATCTATATAGGTTTGACTGTCTGGGGTAAGTATGGGAAGAGAGCCCAAGATATACAACTCTTAGTTGAGACGGCTCTTGTCAATGAGTATAATTACAACAATTCAGACATTAACAGGCCAATATATACTTCTGATATCATTGCATTGGTAGATAACCTGGATGCTGTTGACCATCTTACGTTAGATGAGCTTTACTTGTTACCTTACGGGAGAAAGGCAATCACGACAGAGAATCCAGATGCAGCTCAAATTACATTCCCTGGATACATTGATTTCAAGAAAGAAGTAATGGGAACAGAGAGTAAGTATGTACCCACGGAGAATGCTTATTGGGCTTTGATTATATCAAGGATATCTGGTTCTACCATGACGATAATCATAACTAAGAATGGAGCCCAAGTGAAAACATTCGAGGGAGTATCTACTACACCAGGTTCAGATGGGTATACTACACTTGAGTATGATGTATTCATATTCAAGTTACAACTCAACAACCCAGGTATACAGGAGGGTGATTCTTGGGAGTTCCAAACCTACAAGAACAATGTAGATATCCCAGTATCTGATAACTCAGTTCCTGTTTTAAAAGTGGAGAACATTCAATTAACTATTCACGAGTACGCAAATGAAACTATCTAGGGATAATATTCTCCATAAACTTAACTGGTTTATGGAGAGCCTACCAAGTGGGTTCAAACAAAATGACCAAAATGACCCTAACTTCCCACCTCAATTATCTGAGGAGGTAAAGGAGAAAATGGGGGACGCTGGACCATTAGAGAGGTTTACAGAAGCCTTCATGAATGATTGGGATGAGAAGTTAATTCCCAAGATTGAGGGGTTAAAGTATCTTAATGATCCACAGAACATAGATAAAATCCCAGAAGTAGACCATCTGGGATTACTTCGTTACATAGCTTGGCTATGGGGAGACGTGAGATATGAGACCTTCCAAACTTATGAGCAATACAAGGACTACCTTGCTTATGCAGTACACATACATAGGAACAGGGGAACCATTAATGGGTTGAACATGTTCTTGGGGTTGTTTGGGTTAAGGGTTAAACATGGTAAAGAAGGACACCAATCATTTAGGAAAGCTACCACAAGGTATGATATCGGGTACCACTATGATTCTACAGAAGAGACTGGGTATGTGGATGGGGTAAGGTATGATTATAACTCTGAGTATAGGAATGGTTGTACCGATTGTGCTATAGAAGCAATAGATATTACGGTAGTACCAGGAAATGACTATACTGAATATAACGAAGAGTTCAGGGAGAATCTAGCGAGTGTCATTGAAGATTATCTCACACCAGTAAATGTGAAGCTAGATATCACATTTACACTTTCTAGAGGATTAGTGACAAGGTTACTTCGTTACATCAAAACAAGAGAAACAAACTACATCACTATACTACATCAATTCACCGACACAAGAAAATAATATGGCATCAAAGACATTTACAGATCATAGGGCCCTAGTTCTATCTTATGAATTACGGGAAGCAATGCTTGGGATAATAAACCCGGGTATCTATTGTGGTTTTGATACGTTGTCAAAAACCTCTACTGGATTTACAGTATCTCATGAGAAAACTGGGATTTTGAAAACCCTAGAGAACTGGGAAGTATCAGCACCCACTGGAGTGTACATGAACAAGTACGGTACTTTGGTACATGAGGAACAACCCATTAACGTGAATGTTCCAGGTGAGACTAAAGAAGGGTTATATATCTTAGTGGCATATTACCAAAGACCATACGTGGGAACAACAGTACCAGTAAGGTTTGATATAACTTACACGTTGAGAGATGCTGAGAAGTTAACAGACCATTCTCAATTAAATCAATATGATACACCTCTAATGACAATCCGTATCTCTGGAACAGGAGCTGCAAGAACCTATCAAATGGGTGCAGTTCCTGGTTCCGCAGATATGAAGTCATCAGATAAATTATCATTAGATGATGTGACGTCAGCTGGAGTAAGAGGGGGACTTGGTAAATTCGCTGAACTTGGTAGTATCCTCAAATTCTTGGATAACTGGTTAAAAGAGAAAGACAGAGTAGACCTTAACATGTTGGCCAAGCTGGGTATACCTAATTACACGGGTGCAGAAGAACCAGCCAACCCAGGTGGGTTACCTAAAACCTACAACTTCATTAATGCAGTATATACGATGTGGTATAACTTGTATATCATTGATGATCAGTTGAAGAAGTTATGGGATAAATTAGGATTTCCAAAAAAACAACCGGAGGGAGAAACAGTTCTGAATACCCTGAAAACGGTATGGGAGAACTTCGTAGCTTTGAAGAAGTACCTGAACGATGAAGATACTAAGATTTGGAATAGGATAGGTTACCCAGACAAAAACCCGAGTAATATCAACTGGATATCTATATCCAAAACTATCTGGCAAAATCTCTTGAGCCTTGACACAGAGTTAAAAAGGTATGCTGGACAAACAGACACTGATCTAGGAGATATACATGACTACATAAATGGACCACTTGCTCAGGATTTAAGTATAATCTATGCAACTATGGGGTATAAGCTAAATGGTAGTCAAACTGAGCCACCCATGACCTCTGTATCAAAGAAGAAGTCTATCTGGTCAAACCTAGTAGCCCTTCAGAATGAACTTCAAACCAAGTATGATGATTTGAACCAGAGTAATGACTTTAAGATTTACATGCCCACACTCAACTTGAGTAACTCTAGCACTTCTCCCACAGAATTACCTGCAGCTGAAGTATATAAAGCTATGATAGTGGATATGAAGTATATGACAAGAAATGGAGTAACAGGTAATTTTGGGTTTGTCAAACTCCCTTCAGATAGTAGATCTGATCATAACCAAGTATTGTTCTTGTGCTTCGGTGAGAACTGGGCTAACCAAGGGTTGAATGGTAAGGGTATAGTAGTAACAGGACTGAGAGCGGGTGATGAGACTATCACAGCGGAGTTATATACCGGTGGTTGGGTATTGGTATCAAAGAAAGCTGGAGAATCATTCTGGAGAATTCATGCAAGGGAGAAGGGAAGACTTCCATCTGCTAACGTTACACCAGGGTTGATGGTTGGAACTGAAATAATAAATGGTAACAATATCCATAGCTATAGTAATAACACCCAATGGATTATTATCAGCAATACAGTGGGTATAAGTTACTTGGATTACCAGCCATTATATGATGCGGCAAGGAATAATTTTGGATGGACAGGTAATATATCTAATGGTAGTCAAAGATATGGTAACCATAGGAGCTGTTTGTTGCTTGACCCCCCTACAGAAGATATGATGGGGTATGAAAAGGTAATCAAATTGATGGGTAATGTATCAAACTCATTATGGGCGAGAGAACAGAATCTAGAAGGCTGGACAAGGATATTATTCCATATAGCTTTACCTAATTCTATAATTGACCCATCATTTGATTTGAGTAGCGTTAACAATGGTCCACACAGACCATACTTAAAATACGTGGGTGACTGGATTAGAGTTAAAGCTATGAATTGGAAAGGGGTTATGAAATGGGTATTAGTAGATAATGGTTTTGCAAGCCCAATCCAATTACTTTTTAGCTCACTGGGTATGAACACTGGTAAAGGAGGGTTTGGCCTAGATACTTTTAATATCCTAACAGAACAATCTGGTGGAACTGTTGGCAGGTTACAATACATGGTAGCTAATACGTACAATGCTTACAAAGATGCTTGGGGAAATGGGATGGGGCTCTTCATAAAAGATGACGTTCTCCACATGCAGTTATCAGTACAATGTTGGAAATCTGGTAGGTCAGCTTCAGGAAAATATTGGTTTAACCCCTGTGTACCACCAGTAGCTGGTGATAAGTATCTTCAATTCTGTGACTCGAGAGGGGGTAACGGATTGCAATGGTATATCCATGGTAGGTTTAATGAGTCAAGGTATGGGTACAGGAATGAGGTAGTAGTTAATGATATAGATGATGGAGTATTTAATTGGGAAGGAACTATGCCCTTAATGATGGGAGCTAATTGTTATTCGTGGACAATTTATCAAAATGCCCCAAAGAATTATTAACGTGTTTTCTCTTATTATATTTGGTAATTAATGGTGAGAAGAAAGGGAGAGAAATTAACCTCTCCCTTTTATTTTGTAGTTACTTGGTCCTTGAATTTATTCCTACATCGTTTAGTCCCTCGTTGTATCTCTTCTCGGAGTTTATCAAAGTAAATATAAGTGGATTCTTCTTGAGGGAGATTTAAGAATGCTGCCCATTTAGCATCTTGGGATTCTTTGTCATGGGATAAAACCATTGGTGGGGGATTGAGTTGTAAATTAAATAAGAAGTAAGCATCCTCACTTAATGTTTGTTTCATGAAGTTCTTGATTTTAGAGAGGAGTTCTTCATCAACCTCTGGTTCTATCTCATCTATGATGTCCATGTTATATCTCTGATACTCTTCATCATCTAATCGAACCATCTCAATATTTTTCTCAGAATGCTGGGTGTATGCTCCTCTGAGAATCCTGCATCTGAATTGTTGTAATGCCTTGATGATATGTGACTTGAGCGATTTATCCGACATCTCACCATAATACTTATTATAAACATAAATAAACTTATCATCAAACCAGCTCCGGATAATATCTGTTGTAACTCCATAGTAGAGGGGGTTAATACCAAAAGTGAGTTTGTCCATAAGTTTACTGCAATCCTTGTAGATTTTGTTGAATAACTCTTCATCGTAGTCATCTTGCATTTCTTTTAGCCTGTGAATTTCCATATCTCTGATTTTATTATATAGTTTGGTAGTGCAAATATAAATATAAATATTTAATAAGTTGATAACCTAAGGCACAAAATATGCTATTAGATTATAAATTATGCCCTAAGTGCTTAATTAACAAGGGGAACTAATGGTTAATATAACAAACATAAAATAATGTATGGCTAAGTTTGAGTTTGATACAGACTTTCAGTTCGAGATATTAAAATATACTTTGCAGCATCCAGAGGGATACAAGATAGTTAACTTGTACTCAGAGGAGTATTTTACTTTGATTGAGCACGCTATCCTGGCAAAGGTCATAAAAGATTACTTCAAGTCATTCAAGAAAGTTCCCGGGAAAGCAGTTTACATGGAGGAGTTGAGAAAGACTTTACAGGATACTTCTGTAACTTCTTCCCTATTGGAATCAGAGTTAAACAATGTAAGGGATTTAGCTAGAGATTTATTCAAGGGAGCGATTAAAGATCCCGAGTATATAGTAAATCAAACAGAGAAATTCGCCCAGTATTTAGATTTGAAGGATACCATTGAGAATATGGATATCCTTGATTTCAATAAATACCATAACTTCTCAGAGAAAGTAAGTAAAGCAATATCACCAAGAGTAATAGTAGAGGACCTAACAAGGTCCTTTCTTATTGGGGGTTTGTCTGATAGACAATTGATGAGAAGAGATGTACAAACTATATTCCCAACACCATTCAGGCAAATCAATAAGTTAACTAATGCAGGTGGGTATCCCAAGGGAGCTACCATAGTAATAGTGGATAGACCAAAGAAAAAGAAAACAGCTTTCCTCGTGAATGTTATAGTGGGGTATTTGAAGATGGGAAAGAAGGTTTTAGTGGTTGATCTTGAGAATGGTGAAGAAGAGTATATGGCTCGTCTGGAACAGTGCATGAGTAACAAAACCAAAATGGAAATCCTTTCTGGAGATTATGATAAAGACGTTAAGAAAACCTTTAGAAAGTATAAAAGGTTGGGTGGAGAGGTTGTTGTCAGGCGTATGCCCGCGTTAATAACAAATGGTAACTCTGTAGATAAATTAATCTGTGAACTTGAGGAGAACTTTGGATTCTATCCCAATGTGTTAATCACTGATTACATGGGTAAGATGGGTTCTAACACTGGGAAAGAAGCTCTATCAGAACGTATATCAGAAGCATACACAGACATATCTAATGTTATGCTCAAACATAATATAGAGATACACTGGTCAGCAAACCATGTTACTCGTACAGGAGCTAAACATGAGAGGTCAAGGTATGTTGGAGAAGATATAGCGGGTGCAATCGACGTGATAAGACACGTGAATGCTGCATTCGGGTTAAACAGAACTGATGATGAAGAGAATGCTAACGTACAAAGGTTAGAGATTATAGAACATCGTGATGGAGTACCCAAAGGGAGAGCGGTTTTCAGCGTAAATATGGATACTCAAAGATTTAAAGAATTTAACAGTAAACAGGTAGAGGAGTTTAATCAACAATTCAGCCAATTTATAACAGAAGAAGAGGGTAAAGAATCAACACAATCAGAAGATAACAGAAATGGCGACTTATAGCAAGAGAACGATAAAACATCTTTATGGTTGGTTTATACATAACCTTCATGCAGTACCTAAGTCTAGGGGTTGGATAAATTGTAACTGTCCATTTTGTGGAGCAGTGGGGAAGTTTGGAGTAAAACCCTTAACAGGCAACACACATTGCTTTAGGTGTGGGTATGATAAACCACCAATACAAGCTATCATGGAGTTAACCAATTCTGAAACTGAGAAAAAAGCCTGGGAACAGGTTTTTTCTGGTGATTGGGATTTCCTTGATGTTAAGGTACCAGAGTCAGAGCTAAAGATAAATAATAAAGTCAAGGGCTTAGAACTCCCAGAGGGGTACCATAATATTATATTCGGTACGAATCACATAGCAAAAGTATGTAGGCAGTACCTTAAGAATAGGGGATTCTCCATTGCAGCTCTATCTCAAAAGGGATTTGGTTATTGTGATACAGGACCATACAAGGGCTATGTAATAATCCCCTATATCATGCATGACCAGTTGGTATATTTTAATGCTAGGAAAGTGATGGGAGCTGGAACAACCAAATACAAAAACCCAGTAGCGAATGAGACAGGGTTAGGGAAAGCGTATGTTATATATAACATGGAAGCTCTCTACCTGTACAAAAGGGTTCAGTTATGTGAGGGAGCTTTCAACGCTGAGACAATAGGAGATTCTGCCATAGCTACAGCTGGGAAATTACTAACTGAGTGGCAGATTAACACTATACTCTCTTCTCCAGTCGAGGCTATAGATCTACTACTTGACCCAGATGCTTTAGTGGAGAGTGTTAACCTTGCATTAAAGTTGGTGAACTTTAAGAAAGTGAGGGTAGTGTATTGGGAAGATAAGAAATCGAATGGGACTTATTTAGATGTAAATGACCTTGGTAAAAAAGAAACCATACGGAGGATAAGGAAGCATAAATTCTTAACTTACGGAGAACTCATTAATTATAAAATGGCAATTAATCATGGAAGAAAATACAGTATCCTCAAGAAATGAACCGAGCATCCACATTAGGAAGAGTAATTTGCTCTTAGTAGTAGAAAAATTACAAAAGCAAGGAGTAATTACAATTAACACAAATAAAGAAAATCTAGTTGACCAATTATTAAAATTTGCCAGCCCCTACTCGATATCAAATAGAGCAGTAGTAGTTAGCAATAAGAAGATACAAGAGAAGGTGGAGAAGGTAACCTTAACATCTAAGGATAGTGCAGTTCTATTTGCATCTATACTTTTCAAGGTAAGGAAACAGATGAAGCATAGGGGTATAAACCTGATTACTTCTACGAGTAAGGAATGGGCAACACTAAAAGATGTAGCCTATAATGCGGTTGACTTCGCTGAGGATTTTGAATTAGATAACAGAGAAGCATTTATACAGTACTGTACACTGGGATTGAAGATGATGAGAGTGTACGGGTTAAATAAATTCTTACCATTACATTCCAGGATATGTACTGAGTATGAGGCTTTACAAGCTGAGAAACAGGATAAGAATAAAGATATAACTGACACTCTCTGCAAGATATATAACAAAGCTGTCTTAGATAGTACGGGGATTGTGGATGATGTTTCAAAGAAACCAGAATCAAAGATATGGTTCGTGAAAGCAGCTGAATATATTGCAGAGGTGAAAGTAAAACCAGAGCTATACATGAACGCTCAGTTTGATGGGTTGGCGTTTACAGGAGGTATACCCTTTCCATCCCAGTTTGTTGGAGATAAGGCAGTGGAAAGGTTATACAGGTATATGAAGAAGAATGGGGTGAGTGCTAAGAAACCTAAATCAATGTCATGGTTAAACTTGGATAAATTAAAATCACTAGATAATGGAGAAGAATGAAGACAGAAAGAGTAGGAACTGGTTCCTAAAATTTATGGTAGTAACGTATTCTACCTGTATAGTAATGGGGTTATTTTTAACCTTGGTAAAGTATTTCGGGTTAGGTTATGAAGACATTTCTTATGGTACCTGTTTATCACCTATATGGGTACCACCTGCCTTGACCATAACCTGTATTGGTTTTTTCTTGGTAATCATCGCTATTAAAGAGTGGGACAAATGGTAACAATCAAACTGAATAACAACAAGTTTAAAGTGGAGGGGGATATAAAAGTCCTCCAAAAACTTTATAAGGAGTTATCCTTCCGGCACCCACAAGCTTTTTACATGAGAGCGAGTATGCCACATGGTTGGGATGGTTTAGTACACATGGTAAGTGATAGGGGATATTGTGAGACTGGCCTATTACCCAGGGTGATAGAGTGGATTGAGAATCATGGAGTACCTTATGATATAGAGGATAACAGGAATCTACCACAAATCCAAGCTATGCCAGTTCATATTGGAGATTTGAAGAGAAGACCTTACCAGAGAAAGGCAGCATGGAGTATACTTAAAAACTCATGTGGTGGGGTACCATTCCCAAGAGGTATAGTGGGAGCAGCAACGAATGCTGGGAAAACTTTAATAGCTGGGCTAATCCATGCTTCAGTGTATAAGGCTAAATCCTTAGTTATCGTGAATGGTACCGAGCTATATAACCAATTCAAGGATGACTTACCAGATATGTTTGATAGTTGGGGTTATATGCAGGGGAAAGAAGTTCAATGGGGTGACATCATGGTATGTATGTTGCCCACTCTGGTGAGAAATATAGAGAATTATTGGAAGTATCTAAGCCAATACAATGTACTCATATATGATGAATGTCATCTTGCTACTAGTAAAACCGCTAGAAAGGTATTAAATAAACTATACCTAATCCCCATTAGAGTTGGTTTGAGTGGTACTGCATTAAGACACAAGGATAAGGTAAAGAATATCACTGTTGAATCTTTCTTTGGCCAGGAAACGTTCGTGATAAAGAACAAGGAATTAGTGGAGATGGGAGTATCCTCTAACATCATAATCACTATGAGAAAGGGGAATACAAAACCCGTTGGAGCCTCTGATTATAAATCAGAATTTGATGCTGCTATCACCTATGGAGTGGAAAGGTTAGACAGGGCTATAGATGCTGCTAAATATCACGTGAGAGAAGGACATATACCTATCTTGGTAGTATGTAAGTATATAGCTCAGGTAGAGGAAACATACGAAAGGTATAAGAAAGAATTCCCTTATCTAAAGATAGAGTATATACATCACAACGTATCTGACAGGAAAGAGAAGCTTGATAGGTTCAAGAGAGGTGAGACCAATATTCTCATAGCGTCACTCATCATTAAGGTTGGCCAGAATATGCCCTTAATCCAATATATGCAAAACCTAGCATCTGGAGACTCAGCTATACAGGCACTCCAGTTACTGGGTAGGGCTCTTCGTTCTCATGAATCTAAGAAAGTAACCTACTTTGATGACTTCTTTGATGAAGGAACTTATCTGAAAAGACATTCAAAACACAGGCTTAAATATTACAAGGATGAGGGGCTCAATGTAATTGAAGATTACAAAGGAAAACTATTATAGTAAAAATTAACAAGACATGGCAAAGAAGAAAAAACCAGAGGAAACCATTGATTTATCTAAACCTATAGATTTGAGCAAGATAGGTACTCCAGATGACCCATGTTTCGGGACACAATATGACCCACGGGATAAGGATTGTAAGATATGTGGGGATATTGAAATATGTGCCATAGCTCAGATGCAAAATAACAAAATTCAACGAGAGCTCTTAGCAAAGGAGAAAGATTTTAAAGATTTGGATGAAGCCAAGTATTTAAATGAGAAAGATGCTAAGGAAGCAAAGAGGTTGATTGAGAAGTACAAATCAAAGGGCTATTCGAAATTAAAGATTAAAGCTAAATTGAGACAGGATTTAAACCTGGATTCAGATAGGTTAAAAGAGTTAATTAAAAAGTATTATAAATCTAACAAATAGGTTATGGACATAAGGGACATAAAAGAAGAAGTGGTTTACCCACTGGGAAAAGGGTTAACTGAGATGTATCGGTTACAGAAAGTGTTGCTTGATTCTTATATCAAGATAGAGGGTCTACCACAGTACCCGGTAAATGTGAATTTGAAATCTTCCCAAACATTGATTAAAGATTTCGTGGGAAGAGTGATTGAGGAACTTGGAGAGGGGTACGAGTCTTACGATGAATTGATGGAGATGTTCTCAAAAGGGGATAGCCGTTCAAACATGATGCCATTCCTTCAGAACTTCAATGAAGAATGTGCAGATGCTCTTCACTTCTGGCTTGAGTTATTGATTTACTCGGGTATAGAGGAGGAAGATATCCGGAAATATTGTGAGGCAGAACCAGAAGATGATACTCTTGACCTGTTATTGAGAAGGGGTGCTCAGATGGCGAAGGCAGTACTGGGAAAGGTATACTGTCCTGGATACAAAGTAATCAATGGACCAATCACTGATGAATTCATGAGAGGTGGTAATCAACTGGGTATCGAGAGAGACCAAAAGATGTGCCAGCTATTGTGGAGGGCAACCTACAAATTCCAGATAGCAAGGAATTGCTTGAAGAATAAACCCTGGAAACAAACTCAGATGATGACAGACGAGGTAACTTACAGGGTAAAACTTATGGAGGGTACCTTGTTCATGTTTGGGTTCTTTGCATTCGTGGGTATGACAGCAAGAAGCATTTACCATATCTACTATAAGAAGAACAAGATAAATGAGTTTAGGATTCGCTCAAAATATTAATATGAAACCGAACATACCAATCCCGGGATTAGAAGATTACCATATTACCAAACATGGTAATCTCTTCTCTATTAAGAGTGGTGAGTGGAAAGAGTTGAAAGGTTGCATAAATTGTAGGTGGGGAAGAAAACAGTTTAAGATAAGAAAAAAATGGTATAAGGCTTCTAGGTTAGTAGCTTTGGTATATGTAAAAAATCCTAATCCTGAAAAATATAATGTAGTATGTCATAAGGATAATAACCCACTAAATGATTATTATAAAAATCTTTACTGGGGAGATTATTTTATGAATAACCAACAAACTGTAAGGGATGGCAGGATAAATCCAAGGCCATTGAGAGGGAAAGATAACCCAAGGTATGGTATCTCACTACCAGATGAAGTAAAGAAGAAGATATCCAAAGCTAATTCTGGGTACAACAATGGGAATTTCAAATGCAATGAGAAACTTGTGAGGGAGATATTTAGGTTACGAAAGATAGGGTTTGGACAATCTCAGATAGCCAAAAAGTTAACCATAAGTTCACATACAGTTAATAAGACCTTAAGAGGAAAGAATATCTTGGGAATGGTATCTAATGAATATAAAATAAAAGAGAAAGTATGATATATTTAACAGCTCCAACAACACAACATGCATGGGAAGTAATAAATGAGTACCTTATGTTCAGTGGGGAGAAATTAAAAGAAAGTGGGATTAGGGTATCCTCTCAGTTAATAGCTTATAATGTTGTAATAGATATTAATAAAGCCTGGATAGACCCAGAGTTTGATTTTGCCCGTCTCTTCGGCTATCATTTACAAAAGTGGGTGCGTTTACTTGCGAACTACCTTAGCCTTAATCAACTTGACCTTGTAAAATCTCAAATACAGGCAAAAGAAAGGGCTAATGCTGGTTCATATAATATAGCCTATAAGTTCACTAACCAACATGACTCGGGAAAAGGTTGCTTACTTTCAGTGGTATTCCAAAGGAGACACAAGGATGATACTAGAAGGATGGTCGTTAACATCAGGTCATCAGAAGTAACCAAGAGGTTGATATTTGACTTCTTACTTATCCAGAGAATGGGTGAGTATATCTATGGAGAGGGAGTAGACCTGGCAGTTACTTTATTCTGTGGGAATATGTGGTCATCTATCGAGTTATTAACTGGATATCATATCCACAAAGATCTCCATAAGCTATTGAAAGGGAAAGAGAATGACGTAACCAAAAAAATGTTGGAGCTATTAGAAAAATTCTCTGACCCCGATTATGCAGAGAGCCTGAAATATAAGGTACATATAAGGATATGCAGGCAGTTAATAGCTAAAGATGGGTTCATTGGTTTTAAAGCAAAATTGAAAACCCTTGCTAGGGATTGCAAACTACCGGGTCAATAAACCCACTAACATGTTGAGTACTATTCAATTAAAATTAATACTAAAGATATGGAAAAGAAAATTTCATTAACCAGAGACAATGTAAACATTACAAAGGTGGGAGCGAGTAAGCTCCTTGTAGAGGTTATCGAGGGAGATGAGAAATTAAAATCTGGTATCATTATCCCGGGTAATACTCAAGAGGGTAAACCAGTTATTGGAGAGGTAGTGAGAAAAGGAGATGCTGTAACTGATTACAACATCGGTGATACAGTTATCTTCTCTCACTTCTCAGGTTGCGAGATGAACCTGAAAATGAAGACAAGGGTTAATGAAGAGGTAAAGGAAGCTAAAGCTTTTAAACTTATCTCTGACATTGATGTTTGGGGGACAATCGAAAAAGTGGAGGAGTAAGAGATGAGAGATAAAGAATATGTTAAACGATTAAAAATTAAGAGACGTGAGGGTATTTGACGACGCATACGAGTTAATGTCAGAGGTAAGGAGGGATGTCTACGAGATGAGTGCTATAGTTACTCCCAAATCCATGCAAAACAAGAACATCGAGGGGGACATTAACTATGAGACAAGGGAAGTATTGAACTACTCCTATTGCTTACTATCTTTGGGCCAGGAAGAGTATCTATTCAATGGTACCCAGACTGATATTGAATCAACAAAGAAATGGGCTATTGCAGAGTTCAACGAGAGAGTTGACCCGAGAGGTTTAAATCCAGGTGAAGCTTGGAAAATCCGTAAAGAGATTTGGGAAGAATTCTTGGTAAATGGTAAGTTTGATTACGCCTATGGAGAGAGATTGAACTTCTGTCCAGGTGGTGAGTCAGAAGATGCCAAGGGTAACTTACAGATAGTCATCAATGAGTTACTCAGAAACCCGGATACTCGCCAGGGAATTATTCCTGTATGGGATTTGGAGAAGGATGTAGCCTATATAGGTGGAAGGAGGAGAGTACCTTGCTCCATGTACTATCAGGTAATTATCCGGAATCAACAGGTACACCTGATATATAATCAACGTTCTGCCGATGTGGTTACTCACTTTGGGAATGATGTTTGGTTGGCTTGGCAACTGAAAGAGTACATACGAGGAGTACTAAGGTCAAAAGGTTTAAAAGAACTCAAACAGGGTTATTTATACCATAACATTGCATCTCTCCACTCGTACAGGAAAGATTGGAACATACTTAAAAATTGCATAAGAGATGAACAGAGCAGTACTAGATAACTACCACTTCAGTTATGCCATTACCATGGCTGATGTGAAGAAAGTTGTCGAGTACTGCAAGGTGACTGGGTATTGTGCTCATGACTATGAGACATCTGGTCACCATAGTTCAAATCCTAATGGGTTCCCTACTTGTATATCTATAGCTTTTCAACCTGGGTATGCCTATGTTATACCACTAGCCCACAAAGATTCTCCGAATAAAAAGGGGAATAAATGGTTGAAAATCCTAAAGTATATAGGTAGGGAATTAATCCAGAATGATAGGATAACTAAGGTAGCACACAACTTTAAATTCGAACATGGTTGGTGGCTTAAGTATGGTATAAAACCAAGAGGAGTTATATTGGATACCATGCTATTGAAATACCTGTTGAACGAGCAGAGACCACATGATTTGAAATCTCTGGCTTATTCATTTTTCCCCGAGTATGCAAACTACTCAATCAAGGGAGAGGAGACAGAGAGAACTCCAGAGGATACTGTTAAGTTCTGGACAAACGTACCACTTGAAACCCTTGCACCCTATAATGCCTTGGACTCTGACCTTTGTCTTAGGTTAGCTATATACCTTGAGAGCAGGGTTAGAGAACTAGGGTTCTACCAGTTATACAGGAACCTGTTAGAGATGGCCTCGTATAACTTGGCAGAAGTTGAGAGTAGGGGATACTGGGTAGATAGACCTTACCTTGATGGGTTAGTTGAGAGCTATAAAATAAAGATCGAAGAGGCTGAGAAGAAGATGTACTCAGTACCCTCTCTCGTTAAGTATAATAAGAAGAGACTAAAGGCTGCTAAAAAAGCTCTATTGGGTAACCTTCTAGAACAAATTGAAATAAAGACTAACGAGTTAGATGAGACTGAAGATAAACGTAAAGCTAGCAGCTTGCAAAGGAGTATCACTAACCTACAAAAGAAGTATGATAATTACTCAGCCGGAGTTGGTATAACTAAGAGTGACCAAAAAACCCTTGAACCCCTAAATTTGAAGTCAGTGAAACAACTTATTGACTTTTTATATTATAGCAAGTATGGGTTGAAGTTACCTATCATAAAGTATACTGAGGATAAGAAAACCAAAAAAACAACCAATAACCCCGCAACGAGTGAAGATGTATTACTCGAGTTAAGAGAGAAAGATGAGACTGGGTTTATAGATACTCTGTTAAAGTATCGAGAGATGACCAAGTTATATTCTACCTACATCGTGGGTATAAGGGATGTACTTAACCCAGATAACACTCTTCATGGGTCATTCCTCATCCATGGTTGCGTAACTGAGGATACGGTTTTGGTAGGAAAAGAAAGGGATATAGTTATAGGTGATATAGCTCCAAAAGAGGTGGGGGTAAAAGATGTGGTAAAAGATAATATCTATGTATTAACTCATGCTGGAACTTGGGAACAGGTAACTCATACTATAAACAAGGGAGTACTGGATACTTACAGGGTAACTACAGATAGGGGAGATGTTCTTGAGTGTACGAAATACCATAAATTACTTACTCCACGTGGTTTTAAACCCATTTGGAAGATAGCTAAATATGACTTGGATGTTATCATGCATGATGTATCCAGGTTAGATATACAGCCTGTAGAAGTGGGTAAGAAATATGGAGAAGTGGTATTTAAAGAAATCCCAAATTGGCCTGGTTATTTAGCATCGTCTGAAGGTAAAATATTCTCAGTAAAAATACCAGGTGCTCAAGGTATGTTAGACTATAACAACCCACATGAGATGGTACCTAGGGTACAGAAATCTGGTAATAGGTTACATAGTAGAGTGGGGTTAAGGAATGGCACTGGGATAAAAAAGATGTTACCAGTATCAAGGTTAGTATGGTCAGCATTTAATAATGCCAGTATACCAGATGGGTATGTGATAGACCACATAGATTGTAACCCGCTAAATAATATCCCAGAGAACTTACAATGTATCACTTACTCAGAGAATACAAAACGTGCCTATAAGAATACCAGAACTGCATTTACTAACGGAGCTATCAATGGGAAGACAGTATTGGATACTCAAACTGTTGGACAAATATTGTTAGACCATAGAGAGGGATTGACACAAGGGCAAATAGTTGAAAAGTATGGGATATCACAAGCTCAAGTAAGAAGGGTTATAAATGGTGAATCATGGAAATACATATACTTAACTAAGATTAGGGTAGAGTATATAGGTAAGAAGACCATCATGGATTTATCAGTAAATGATAAGCATAGTTATGTAACTCGCTCTAATTATGTGAGTTGCAATACGGTCACGGGGAGACTTAGCAGTCGGAATCCTAACTTGCAGAATATGCCACGGGATACTACGGCAAGTGATATTAAACAAATGTTTGTATGCCCCCCTGGAAAAGTGATGATGCAGCTTGACTACTCAGCAGCAGAGTTCAGGGTAGTTGCAGGTTGGTCTCAGGATAAACAGATGTTGGAATGGTTCAGGGTTGGTCATGACATACACTTAGCTACCGCTTGTAAGAAATATGGAGAGGATTACGATGAGATAAATAAGATTTACTCTAACGAGGATGACCCAAATTACAAGGAGTGGAAAGTGAAGAGAAAACAAGCCAAATGTTATTCAGGTGATACCGAGATACTAACACCTACTGGTTGGCAAAGATTAGATTCTTATGATGGTAAATCCTTGGTGGCCCAATATAATTTTGATACCGAGGAAATATCATGGGTAAAACCATCCGCTTATGGGAAAGTATTATCAAAAGATAACTATACCTATAAATCAAGGACTGTGAGTTTAGATGTAACTTCTACTCATAAGACCCTATTTGTAACAAGATACCAGAAAAAGGTTAGGACAGATTTTAAGAACCTAGTAAATAAGTCTGGGTATATGCCAGTAGCTGGTAAGGTTAATTTTAAGTTTGAGGATGAGAACTTAACCAGGTTTTTAGCAATGTTCACTGCTGATGGTAATACCAAGAATCAATGGGAGAAGATTAGGTTTGGTTTTAGTAAGGAACATAAAGCTAATAGGTGTAGGGAATTATTAGCTTTATGTAACATAGATTATACAGAAGCCTTAAGGAATGGAAAACACTACTTCTGTATTATAAAGAAAACCAATCAACCATTATATCAGTGGTTATCTAAATGGGTGAGTAGAGATAAAGAATTGAGTTGGGAATGTTTAAGCCATATATCCGGTAAGATATATTTAGAAGAGGCTCAGTATTGGGATTCAAACATTAGTGATAAAACAGGTTATGTATCTTTTAGTACTGTAGTAAAACAAACTGCCCAGGTTATGCAGGCCATGGGACACATGAATGGTATAATGGTATCATTTAGTGAAACTAGAGTAGGAGATAGGATTAGATATCACCTGGGATATAATTTAAGAAGAGATACTCATCTTACTAGAGTTAATCTTAATAATTCTATCTTAACAAAAACAGAAGGGGGAAGAGATATGTGGGGGGTAACAGTAGATGATCATAACCTATTAGTGAGAAAAGACAATAAGATAGTACTGTCTGGGAACACAATTGGATTCGGTATCTTGTATCAACAGGGACCAAACCATTTGAAAGAATCCCTATCAACAGATAAACATAAAGCTACCAAGGAAGAAGCTCTTGAGTTCTTGGAAGAATGGTTTGAGATTTTCCCGGGCGTTAAGAGGTTTGTTAATAAACAAATGAAATTCGCTGAGAAACATGGGTACGTATTATCTCCATTCGGTAGAAAGAGAAGGTTACCAGATGCTAAAAATAGGAGAGACCATGGTAAACACGCTAAAGCGTTACGAGATGCTATAAACGCCCCTATCCAAGGAACTGCTTCGGATTTCGCATTATTTTCTAGTATACTTATTAGGGAGAAAATAATGAGAGGAGAACTTCCATCTTCTATCGAGCAAATTGGGACAATACATGACTCCCTTATGTTCTATCTTGACCCAAAAGATATGAATGACAAAGTGGTAGACCAGTTATTTGATATATGTAGGGACCCAGATACTCAAAAATACTTTGGGTTTAAGTTGAAAGGTATTACTATGGCAGTTGATTTCGAGTTAGGTTTAAGATGGGCAAAACTTAGGGGGTATGAGAGAGGTACTGATTACTCAGAAGTATACAAGGAATGTTACACTCCATACTGGTGGGAAAATAAGGAAACTCGAGAATTGCATGGGAGATAACGGGATATTATATTTGCAATAAATAAAATATTTATCATGGATTACAATTTTATCATGGATTACAATGAGAAATTATTAGATAGTTTGGAAGGGTTGGTGGATGACCTAAGGCAGACAAATACTGCCTCGGTCAAAACCAATGTCTTGTTAAGGTATCCAGAATGTAGGAAACTACTCTGGTGGACTTACAACCCTTTCAAAAAATTTGGAGTGACCAAGAAAGGGATAGAGAAGTTTAGATATACTCATGACCCAAATGGAGATTTACCAGAGGATTACTCTATATATGACTTGTTTAGAGATTTATGTAGTAGGAGATTAACTGGTCACAATGCACTTTACAGGTGCATTAACATGTTGGATAGGTACCCAGCTTATACAGATACTTTATTATGTATCCTTGACAAGGGGTTGAAACAGGGTATTAACGTAGCCAATATTAACGCTGCATACTTCACGACAATGAAGAGAAACCTTATCCCCCAATTTTCTATAACCAGAGCCAAGAACTTCTTTGACTATCAGAATAAACTGGACTTCAAGAAAGATACTTGGTTTTGGTCAAGGAAATTGGATGGAGTAAGATGTGAGACTTTCGTAGATGGGAAGGGTGTTGCAAGGACATACTCGAGAGAGGGTAATGAGTTTACAACTCTTCAAGTATTGAAGGATGCCATTAAAGAATCTGGTATCCGTAACATGGTATTAGTGGGAGAGGTATTCTTAATTGGTTCAGATGGTAACGAGGATTTTCAAAAGGTAGTTGGGGATGTAAAGAAAAAGGATTACACTATCCCAGAACCCCACTATGCAGTATATGACTATGTTACTTGGGAAGAGCATAACTCAGCTAAGGGGACTAGGCCATTTGCTGAGAGGTTATCTCAATTAGAAGAGGATTTAAAGACAATGAAGTATCCACATATCTTTATGCTTGAACAACATAAGGTTGAGGATATGGATTCTCTTTTGAAAGAGTTCGGGGATGCTAATAGTAAGGGATGGGAAGGGTTAGTAATCCATAAAAATGCAGGGTACAAAGGGATAAAAACTGATGTAGTTTTAAAGATGAAGAAGTTCGATGATGCTGAGTATCAGATACTCGATGTGGAGACAGGACCATTCACTTACTACTATGATTCATTGGATAATCAGGGTAGACCTATCAAGAAAAGGAGAGTAGAAGACATGGTAACTAACCTTATTATTGAGCATAAGGGATTCAGAGTATCAGTTGGTTCTGGTTATACCATTGAGGATAGGAAGAAATGGTTTAAGAATCCTAAACTAATTATAGGGAAATGGGCTACTGTTAAGTATTTCGAGGAGACGACCAATAAAGCTGGTAACATAAGTTTGAGATTTCCAACAATAAAAACCATCTACAAGGAAAAGAGGGATTTATAACTTGGTCTGGTACTAATTAAAATAAAAATGGTATGGCTGTTAACCTAAGGAAGATAAAGAAGTTAAAATATTGGGAAACAAACACGAGTATAACTGTAGTAGATATTAACTTGGGAGATGAGAGAATAGTTTTTAATCTCAAAGATGAACTTTCATTCGACAATGATTCAGTTAACTCGGAGTTGAAAGACCAGCCCAATCACTATGCCTTTATTGCCATGTTACATAAAAAAGCTTTAGTATTAAAGAGGGAGAGAGAAAGGATTCTTGAGAAGACAAGGTCCAGACTCTTCTCCCAATACAAAAGCCAAGAGAAAATGGCTAATGATTTAGCTGAAGCCATGGTATATAAAAGCAAGGAGTATCAGGATGATTACAAGAAATTCTTAGCAGTTAGTGCAGATGTTGACATACTTGAAGTATGTGTACGAGCTTTCGAGCAAAGATCTATGTTAATGCAAACAGTATCCGCTAATATCAGGCGGGACAAAGTATAATTTAATTTTATGTTATGGCAAAGAAAAGTTTAAAAGACAGGTTGAGAGATAAACAAAAGGCTCTCAAAACAAAAGGAAATGGTAAGGTTCTTTTTCAGAAAGCAGATGAAGAGTTGAGAGTTCGTTTACTCTCTGCTGGAGAAGAAGAGGAGTTTATAAAAGAGGTAGTTCAATTCTACTTGGGTGGAGATATCAAGGGAGTTTATTCTCCCATGACTTATGATGAGCCTTGTGCTATCTACGAGAAGTACGAGGAGCTAAAGAAATCCAAAGACCCAGATGATAAGGAGTTGGCTAAAGACCTTTCTCCTAAGAAAAAATACATGGTTGCTGTTCTCCTTTGCAAGGATGAGAAAGGAAAAGACTATGACCCTGAACCCAAACTGTTGCAGTTGGCTCAGTCTCAATATTCAGAGATTATTGACCTCTATCTTGATGAAGAAGAGTGGGGAGATATGACTGACCTGGATGAAGGCTATGACCTTAAACTCAAGAGAATAGGGACAGGTAAAAATGATACTGAGTATACGGTTAAGCCTTGCAAGAACAACTCCATACCCAAGAATTGCAGACCTAAAGAGGGAGTTGATATCGAGGCCTTAGTAAGAGAGGTTATTCCTTCTTATGAGAAAACTCAGGAATACATTGAACAGTATATGGGTAATGCTTCTTCCAGCAGTGATGAACCTGAAGAAGAGGATGATGATGATATGGGCTCATCAAAGAAATCCAAAAAGGATAAGAAGGAGAAGTCAACCTTGAAGAAGGCTAAGAAACTCAAAAAACATAAACAAGAAGATGATGAGTAAGGAGAAAGAGAACGTAGAAGGGGGTCCAATGAGTGGACCTCTCTTCATAGATAAGGATAACATTATAGCCAAGGGTGGTATTTGGGAATCATCCAAAGTAAATGTTCCTCGGTATAGACAGATGGTAAAAGAATTTGTTTCTAACTTTGAAGAGGGGATAGACAAACAGTTGAAGGAGGGTTGGTTAGTAAAAATAGTAAAAACAATAGAACCACCTTATGGGTCAGAAACGGGTATATTGGTTATATTTGAAAGAAATGACTGATGGCAAAGAAAGCGAAAAGTAAAAAGACAAAGAGCTTGCAGAGTATCATGAACAAATACTCTCAAGTATCACTGGCTTCTGAGATGTATGGAGAAGTGGAGAATATGCCATGGCTACCATCAAGGAGTTTAGTGATGAACTGGGTAACTGGGGGAGGTATACCATTTGGTAAAGTACTCGAGTTATTCGGTCAGGAGAGCTCGGGTAAATCATTGGTAGCATTAGACTTCCTAGCTATATGCCAAAAGCTTGGAGGTTGGGGAATGTGGGTAGATGCTGAGAGTTCTTACTCGAAGGATTGGTGGACAACAAATGGGATTGATTTGGATAAGGTTCTGGTATTCCATGAGAACGCTATCGAGGTTATATCAGATTGGACAATAGAAACTGCCAGGGCTTTGAGAAAGAAGTTAACTCACAATGAACCCATATTATATGTACTGGACTCTATAGCAGCATTGGATACAATAGAGAGGTTGGAGATGGAACAAACAGATGAGAAGGCAGAGATGGGTATCAGAGCTAAAGCAATGGGTAACTTTCTCCGGAAGAGAAGCAAGGAGCTTGCAGATTTGGGAGTCACTTGCATATTTATTAACCAGCTTAGGAAGAAGTTGGGTACCATGTTCGAAGATCCCGAATGTTCTCACTATAATACTCTGGTAAGGTTGAGAGATGGTAGGGTGTTACCCATTGGTGAAATTGTAGAGAACGAGATTCAGGGCGAAGTATTAACCTATAATGAACAAAGAGGTGAGGTTGAGTTTGAACCCATAACTGGTTGGACAAAGAAACCAAGAGGAGATAGTAAATGGTATTCTATAATTACTGATGGTATAGGTTCATTGAATGGGTCCTTTGGTGAGATAGTTAGTGAGAACCATTACTTTTATACAGATAAGGGGTGGCTAACCACAACTGAACTTTCAATAGAGGACAGTATATTATCTGTATATCAGGATAGGTTAATAGGAGATGTTAGACAATTCCTGATTGGGACTATGGTTGCAGATTGTACAACTCATGTTAGGAGTAAAAATACTGCTTGTATAGGGTTCCGGGATAGGAATAACCCTGAATACGTAAAGTGGAAAATAGGTATGTTATCTCCTATTCTTGGGGAGTTTAGAGAATCTATAACCCAGTTTAAGAGTTTATACACTACTGATTTGGCCAAACTAAATGAAACAGTAAAAAGAAATCCCCTAAACGTGATAATGGAGATGGACTTTAAATCTCTAGCAGTTTGGTTTATGGATGATGGTCACAACTCAAGGGATAGACGGTTGAGTATTGGTATATCTCAAAATAGGTGCGATTTAGAAAGTCTATCTGAAGCTTTGTTCCATAAGTTCGGGTTAGTATCTTCAGTAAAATCTAATGGTAAGGGGATAATATTTAACTCAGGGTCATCTAAGAAATTATCTAGGTTGATAAGAGAGTATATCCCGGATTGTATGCAGTATAAACTATTACCTGAAGATAGGGGGTACTATAAACCATGGGTATTACAACCTGAAAAACCTAGACTAGAGAAATGTTGGTCAAAGATAAAATCTATTAGAGAAGCTGGTGAAAGGAATTATAAAAACCCTACCAAGAGTAACTGGTTATATGATATCACAGTAAATGGTAACCATAACTATTTTGGTGGTTCATCTACTACTTGGGGTATCCTTAACCATAACACGACACCGGGTGGAGAAGCCATGAAATTCTTTGCCCATATTCGTATGGGTTTTTATCGTAAGAAACAAATCAAGGAAAAGGTACATGGGAAAGAGACCTGGGTTGGTAACTATGTTTCCTTGAGAATGAAGAAAAACAAGGTAGCTCCACCAAGGCCAACTATGGAGACTGAAGTATATTTTCTGGCTGATTATTGCCAACCTGGATTCTCAAGGTATGCTGGGTTAGCCGAAGTACTTGAATCCTCTGGTGCAGTTAAGAGGGAGAAGGGGTCATCGATTTATTACGATAAGGAGGGGAATAAAATTGCACGGGGAGAAGACGCATTCCAATCACTTTTGGAGGAGAACAAAGACATTAGAAGTAAACTTATTAAACTTGCTGGAATAAACACTTTTAGTAATACTAAAAAGGTACTAGAAGATCTCAATGAGAAAGAGATAAACCTATTCCCAGTGGGAGAAGAGGAGGAATAAAATGGTAGAAACAGCATTAATATTTGACGCAAACAACCTTATGCACAGGGCTTACCACAGGTTCAATTCATTTACAGACGTGAGTGGTAGGCCCACGTCTGCTATATATGGAGTACCTTTCGTGGTAGAGGCTCAGGTAAGGAAATTTCAACCCGATTTGGTAATAGCGGTATTCGATGGAGCCAGAAGCAAACACCGGTTAAAGATATGTCCCGGGTATAAAGGTTCTAGGGTACAGAAATTGGATTTTGATAAGGAAGATTTCCTAAGGCAAAAGGAAGAGGTAATGGAAGGACTCTACAATTTGGGTGTATCAGTAGTACATAACCCAGACCAGGAAGCTGATGATATGATTTACTCGGTGGTTAAACTCCTGCAAAAACAGAGAGTGGGAACAATCATAATCATCTCATCAGATAAAGACTTCAACCAGTTAGCTACGACAAAGGATGTGGTTATATATAACCCACATAACCAAGAGAAAATAACCGTGAACACTTGCAAACACTTTAAAGGATATGAAGCCAAGCAAACTGTGGATTACCTTACTCTTGTTGGAGATGATTCGGATAACATTAAAGGTTATCCTTTAGTGGGTGAGAAGAGGGCTCAACAATTCCTTGAAAAGTATGGGTCAATCAAAGCCTTCTTAAAAGGGTCAGAGACAAGCTTAGTAGTGAGTAGGAACGCATTGCAAAAGATATACAAGAAGAACCATTTCTTAATATCACTAAGAGCTTATCACTTAAAGTATATGCGAGATGTGAAAATCAATTGGTATAAGAATCAACCATTCCCAACTCCGAACAAGTCATTGTTCGAGAATTATTGTGGAGCTTTTACATTAAAATCATTCTTAAAAGACAAAGGATTCTATGAAACATTTAAGAGTTTATCTCAGCGGGGCATCAGGTCTAGGAAAAACAACCTTAGCTAAACTGGTATCTAAAGAATTGGGGTTACCATATATTAATACCTCAGCGAGTAATGTATGGGATGAATTTGGGGTAAAATCCCATGAACACGCTCTCCAACTATCTGGAGATTATAACTGGGCCCATAAATATCAGATGGCTATACTTGAGAACAGGAAGAAAATATTGGGGGACAATGATAACTTTGTAACAGACAGGTCAATCATTGATAACCTGATATACTACATGGATGGTAACAAACCATACCAATTACAAAGGGAGTATAATAAGGCCTGCATGGAGATGTTACAACATGACCTGGAGAACTTCAACGTAGTATTTATCAGGTTGATACGACCATTCTCATGGGAAACAGAGAATGATGGGAAACGTATATCAGATGAAGGATATCAGATAAAGTCTAACCTGTTATTCAAGGGGTTTGACTTCCGGTATTTCATGGAGAACGTGAAACATTATTACCATGAACAAAATATCCCTTTTGAGTGGGGTAACCTAAAGTTCTTGGGTAGGAAGAATATCATCAGGGAAGCTACTATACATGTCTCTGATTTCAAGAAAAGATTTATGGCAGTGTCTCAAATCATTGAAAACATAGGGGGGTTTGAGGGAGATGAATTCTCAGAATTATACGAGTATATAATCTATAATGATTTTAACCATGAAGATTACAGGTAAGTTTTATTGTATTGGTGATTTGCATATTCATGATTGGAATACTTTTAACCAAGATTTATACAGGACAAAGATGCTCCTAACATGGTTCAAAGACTTGGTTTTTAAATCTCATTCAAAAGGTAACAAGGTCCTCATTGCTGGGGACCTTTTTCATAGCCCAAGCCACATGTCTAACGAGCTATTTAGGTTAGTGAGCCAAACATTTTCAGAAATAGACCATATATGTGGAGAAATGGTCTATTGCATTTCAGGTAACCATGATAGAGATGGTGATGACCCAATAAAATCTCCAAGCTGGGTGAAAACCTTTTCGGAGATGTATAACTTTATGAAGTGTATAGATTTTTCAATGGTAGAAGTAAATGGTTGCAGAGTATTCGGTATACCTTATCTCAGAGATGATGTAGGATTAGAGAATGCAATGAGAGTATGCTCCCAAAGTAAACATGATGCACCGAGAGTTTTACTGATTCACAAAGAATTGGCTGGAGCTGAAGACACAAACGGTATGAGATGTGAAAGGAAAGGAGACCAGAGTAAACTGAGCACCTTCTTCCAGAATTTCGATTACGTAGTATGTGGACATATCCATAAACCACAACTCCTCCGTAAAAATATTTTAATGTGTGGGTCACCCATGCAAATGAGAGTATGTGATATGGGTACAGATATGGGGTATTGGGTACTGGATAAACATGGGTTTGAGTTTCATAAGGCAGAACTCCCGGAATTTCGATACGAAGGTGATCCCGGAAAAAATTTTGACTGTTACATTAAAAGAAAAGTCGTCAAGACTAAGTCTAGGGATGGGAAAGCAACTAATGAGATTAAAATGAACGATTGGTCGGGTATGATAGACGATTATTCTGACTACATCGGGGAAAAGAGAAAGAAAAGAAGGAAATTACTTAAAGACTTACTGAACGATGCTGAGCTTTCATAAAATGAGAATAGAGGGGTTTGCCTCAATTAAATACTTAGAATTTGATTGGGGAGCCAGAGAAATGGGGATAACTATCATATCTGCCAGAAATGGTAGTGGTAAGAGTAAGCTGATAAATGCCCTGTATTGGGCTTTATTCGGTGATTCTATATCAGGAGCTGTAGGTATGTGGGAGCATATCAGACCCAAAGAGTATAATGGTACTTTAGTTGAAATTAACTTTGAAAAGGATGGAGAAGAGTACAAAATCATACGATGTTTCGAATACAAAGGCAAGGTCGAGGGAAGAGCTGGAAAAAATGGATTGTTCTTCTACTCGGGGGGTAAACTTGACCCAGGAAGAGATAAGAAAGGGGTACAGTCAAGGATTAATAGACTTATCTCATACTCTAAGGAGTTATTTCTCAACACGGTCATTTTTGGTCAGAAGCAACAACGACTAATGGATGATAAATCCTCTAACAAGAAGAAATTTTTTGAGGAGGCCTTTGAAGTCACTATATTTCAGGATGCTTATACTCGGGCTAATAACCTATTGAGTAAAATCAGTGGAGAATTCAATTCTCTACAATCAGAGGAAAAGGCGCTTAAACATGATATCGCTAATTACAAGGAAAGGATTGAGATATCTAAAAACCTAGAGAGGTCATGGCACAAGGCTCATAGGGAGAAGGTAAAATCCATGTTGGAGAATATCCAAGATTTAGAGCAGGAGTTAGAGGATAGTGAAGATTCCAAAAATGACAGTATCTGGGAATATGAGGACCAACTCAAAAAATTGGTAGAAGAGAGGGAGTGTTACAAGAACGTGGAGAAAGAGTATAACGAGTGTCAAAGTGATATATCCAGGTTAAGGACTGATATCAGTTTGGATGAAGCTGCCATTAAGGGATGTAAGAAGCATATTGCTGTATACACGAAAAACATTGATACTTTCCCGGATGTATGTGAAGAGTGTGGTAGACCTTACTCTAAAAAAGATAAGGAAAAGGCTACTGAGACATTCAGGGCTCGTATTGACGGGTTCAACAGGGATATTAAAGCTTACACCCTTGCAAGGGAGCAACATGAAAAACAGCTTTTGGCCAAGATAGAAAATCTTTCTAGCTTAAATCAAATGAAGAAAGAGTATTTAGACTTACTCTCCAAAATTAGTGCACTAGAAAACAAAATCCTGGAAGCTAAAAAGGACACGAAATTAGCTGAATCCCTGAAGAATAAGATAGAGCGAGAGAAAGAGAAATTGATTAGGGTAAAACTCGAGAGATATGAACCAGAGCCAGGTACCAAAATCGAGGACCTCCAAAGTAAGCTTGATAGCTTTACCAAGAAAATCAAGGTTATCAGGAAAAAATTGGTGAAATTGCAGGTAGAAATAAATCGGGTTAATTTCGCTAAGGAAACATTCTCTAACAAGGGAATAAAACCCTGGTTATTCAATATGTTACTGGAACAGGTTAATTCGAGATTAGAAGATTACGAGAACTTATCTGGGTTCAAGGTAGTATTCTGGGTAGATATGGAATCAGCCAATGGGGATATCAGGGTATTGGTGAATAGGTATGGTACTGAAGTCCCCTATGAAGACTTATCAGGGGGACAACAACAACTCATAAATCTGACAACCATTTTTGCTATCAATGAAGTGGTTCAAGAAACTAAACCATGTGCGTTATTTATAGGAGATGAGTTATTTGAATCCCTAGACACTACCAACGTTGAAGTGGTTGCTAACATATTGCAAGACAAGGCTCAAGAGAAAAATATATTCCTGGTAACTCACCTTTTAGACTTTAATATTCAGAACTCAGCCATAGTGAGATTGGAAAATGTTAATGGTTTTACAACCTTACTCAGCTAGCATGATGCTACCTGGTATAGTAAATAAAGACAAGACAATATGGCTGACAGGATTAATAGTAAAAAGAAAGGAAACAGGTTAGAATTAGCCGTTACTCAGTTCATGAAAGAGTGGACTGGGTATGAGTTCTCAAGAGTTCCTCAATCTGGGGGACTTAGGTGGCAGAATAGGACATCTATAGCTGGTGATGTTATCTGTACAGATAAAAAACACGAGAGAAATTGTAGGATAAGTATAGAGGTGAAAGCCCCCAAAGAGATAGCTTTTGAACACCTCCTACTCCCTACTAAAGGTAAGAATACAGATAAGTTAAACCATTACTGGGACCAATGTACTTCAGATGCCAAGGCTGTTAAGAAGGTACCCATGCTTTTTATCCATAGGAACGGGATGGCAAAGGGTACCTTCTTCGTGGTGATGAACAACGAGGTTTATAACGAAATCGCAAGAGAACTAAACTTCTACCCTGTTTTATATGGTTGTATATCTTATCTATCTCAATACCGTGGGATAGTAATCCTTAACTCAGAGGACTTAAAACAAATTAACTACAAAGACCTGCATAAGAAGGTGTTTAAACCTTACTGTAAAATAATCTACAAAACCGAATAGTATGAAAAACTGGCCATGGATGATAATATACATAGATAGGAATAAATTCCTTGAGACTGATATTACTAGGATAGAGAGGGAGTATGGTATAGAGATAGTGGTACCAGTAACTCGAGTTTTAAAAGGGAAACACAGGGGGAGAAATAACTACGAGGATGTTCCTTACCTATTTAACTTTGGGTTTATGAGAGTACCCAAGTTCAGGAGATATGACATTGATTACCTAACAAAACTGAAGAGAGAGATCCCACTACTCATTGGGTATCTGAGAGATAGTACAAAACCGAGTCAGGGATTTAACTTCGCCATGGTATCATCTAAAGAGGTTAACCGTATAATCAAGGATGCTGGCCAGTCATCCATATACAGTGAGAACCAAGAGGAGAACATCAAGATAGGTGATAGTATCAGGCTAAGTGGTTATCCATTTGAGGGGTTATACGGAAAGGTTGAGAAGATAAACAAGGAAAAGGAGAACATGGTTATTTCAGTGGAAGTGTCAAATGGTACTCCACTAAAAATCACAGTACCTTTCTTTAACATATACTATACCATGTACCACTTCGACATGAACAGTACAGATTACCTTGAAGAGGGTTATGAAGAGGTGGGAGAGAGTAGATTGAATAAGGCTTATGCCACCATATCATTAGAAATGGAAGATTATGAAGAGTAAAAACGACAAAGCTTGGAACATTCTTACAGATGAAGAAAGGTTGGTACTCAACCTTTCAGCTGTTCATGGGAAATCCTCATGGGAAATCGGGGAGATAGTACAAAAGGCCCATTTTAAGTTGTTGGAGATTCAAAAGAGATGCGTTAAATTCTTTGAGATGTTCACAACCCAGTATGAGACCTATGGTGTATTATTCCCAGATGAGTCTGTAGTGGGTAAGGATTTCAGGGAATATTTTCAGGGGGTGATAGAACAAAGGTTAACACCAAAAGAGGCTATCAGTAGGATGTATAATTCCACTGTGTGGAGTATAAAAGAATCCCGAGTTAGGTTAATCACTGAAGGGATGGATAAGCTTCTAGATTCTAGGAATGAATGTGATAGGGATATATTTAACCTTATCAAGGAATTTGATGCTTGGAATAATTTCAGGGTTTTACCTGATAACCTTCAGGAACCTTCAGCGTACAAGAGAAGGAATAAAGCGAGAGAAGCGAAACATTTAAGAAATATATCTCGGATACCTATGGAATCCATAGAGTTCATTCGAGAGCTATACGAGTATAATGGGAAGTATCAGAAAATGTATTTACCACTCATTCATTTGGAGTTTGAAAAGGGGTACAAAATTATCACTGTTAGGTATTCTCAGAAGAATATAAAAGCACTTACACATCTATACTTATATGTGTTTGATAACGAGACGCTAGCAAACAGCTTTGCTGACCTGGTAGTTGAGTATCTCACGAGCGAGGATAAATCAGCAAAGTCAGGACAAAAGTTCTGGCCCAAGTTTAGGGATACGAGACAGTATGCCATCAACTTCCAGGAAATAGAGAATGTCAACGTTTTCAGAAAACATGTTATATCCCGTATTCAAGGGCAAAAAAGGTAACAAGGGATTTGCATGGGATTAAAAAAGAACTTATATTTGCATTGCATTTAATAATTAATAATAAATAAAAACATGGCAAGTAAAGTATTATTAGAGCATTACAATGGGATTAGAGAATTAAACAGGGATGACCTGGTGTTTATGTTCTCTCACCTGTTTAAAGATGTGTTGGAGAATACCACTCCAGTATTTCCCAGATTTCCTAACACACAGAAAGAGTTTTGGGAATGGTTAGTGGATAAAATGGTACATAATATACCTTGTCCCAAGATTAGTTGGGTGTTATACGTTTACACAGAAGTTGTAGGACCAGAGAATGAGAATTTCAAAAAGGTTTACCGAGATTTCTGGAACTATAAATTCCCAGATAACAAAATAGAGATTGAGAATATTGACATAGAAGATTTTAGATAATGGCAAAGGATAAGGGAAGAGCTCATGCCTATTCCAAGGCGGATAAGATGAGCATAAGGGATTTTAAAAGAGAATGTGTTGTAAGGGGTATGCCTTTCGACGATGTAATTGAGGCAGATGTCCCCACGATGTACTCCTTTTGGATAGAGAATTTGCATAAACCCAAGAACCCACAACTACTGGATGAGTTTGATGACTACGTGGAGAAAAAACTCCGGATGACGATGGGAGATGATGCAGAAGAACTCATACACCCCTCACTCCGGTTAGGTTTTATTGGTGAGAGAGATGACGATGGGATGGTGGTAAAGATGAAGAGAATTGCAGGTATGAGTAAAAAACCCCCAAGAAAGAAAAAGGAGAAAACAACTGATGGGGTTATGGCTGGAACTGCAAAAGCCAAAACCTTTGAGTGTTTCAGAATGGGATTATCAAAACAAGAAGCTGAGAAAACTGTATTGGAGAGTTTCCCGGATGCTTCACCTAAATCTATTGGAATATGGTACAACAAGGCAAAAAGAAAATCTAAGTCATGAAAATACTTTACTTGCATTATTATATCCTAGACTTCAGAGATGTTCTGAAGCCTGGGATTATCAATAAACCTTTTCAGTTTAAGGTAGAGGCTGAAGAAATAGCCAAGGTTTATTTTCAGCCCCATGAATTCAAGATAAAGCTGGGTTGTAGGATATCTACCTTAGACCAGGCTATATTTGAGCCAAGGAAATTGCCTCTGATTAGTGAAGCTATCAATGATGTAAAACCAGCCAATATCATAGATGAGAGACACGCTCACAGGACTAGGAAAAGGATGGGTAATAGGATAAAGAGAGCCAATACTCATAAACTACAAAAAGATATATGGTTGCTCAGGTGTGTAGAGGATGATCTTCCCAAGTTTTTGGGAAGATTTAAACAAACCTTCACTACAGATAAGGTCATCCTGAATCAGGTGAAGGGAGCTCAACACATAATTGAATTCCTAGGTGGTGGAAGGCCAGGGAATAGAAATTACACTAAGGTCCCTGTCAAAGACTTTGTTTATGGAACTAATATCCTAAAAACATTAATAGATTGGAAGTATGACAATGGACCTTTTTACAGATATCACATAGCACTGTCTCTTTGGACAAGGTTCTCAACCGAATTTATTGAGGCAGTGGATGTAACTAGGGAACTTACTTCTAAGTGGTTTTAAATACTGGATGAACTAATATACCTTGAATTTAGGAAATAAGGTTAATTTAATTAATAACTAAAAACAGAGAAAGATGAAAATTGTAAAACAAATCGATGAGAAACACTTCTTGGGTGAAGAAGATGGTGAAAAGGTTCTTTTGGTAAAGAAAGATTTGGACCTGGAAAAATTGGCTGAGGCTATTGCAGACGAGGATGACGACGACGAAGAGGAGGATAAAAAACCTGCAAAGAAGGAAGCCAAAAAAGAAGAGAAAAAAGAAACCAAAAAGCCGGCTAAAAAGGAAGAACCTGAGGATGATGAAGAGGAGGAAGAAGAGGAGGAAGAAGGTGAAGAATACAATTGGGATGACCTGAAAGACATGGATTACGATGAGCTCTCCGAATTGGTTGACGACGAGGAACTCGAAGATATTGATGTCGAAGACTACGACGAGGATGACGACGACGAAGTTGAGAAACTCCGGGTTGCCATTGCAAAAGAGCTTGATATCGAAGTCCCGAAAAAAGGTAAAAAAGGTAAAAAGTAATGCCGGTTTCATACTAATTCAACCTTAGAATTTTATGTTTGGTAGGGAGGGTAAAATCCTCCCTATTTTGTTAATACAGGGTTTATGAAAAAGTTAGATGAACAGTTTATGAAGGATGTATCAACCATTAAATGGGATGAGTTGATAGTTCCTCAAGATATACTTTATAAAGAGATAGAGTTAAAGCATGGGCTAACCATAAAGGAGGTTGAGTTAGCTAGTTTTCTCTCTTCTCAGTTGGGAGTAGTGATAGTTTGTATTGATAGGATATCATACAAGGGAGATAAAGAGATTACCCATACATTCAGAGTTTACGGTAAATCAGAGTATGTAGGTTATTTTCTCAAGTATTTCAAGGGTGTATATAGAGTGATTACTCAGATTAAGAATAGAGTGGAGAACTACAAGCTTGTCAAGGGTAATCCCATTGCTTTAGCTGAGAAAAGGATATGCCAAGTGTTAGGGAATAAAATAAAAGAGCTAAGGGATTCCAGACCTTCTAATATAATTAGTAGGACACCGAAGATGAAAAGATCTTATCTCTATCAAATGTGTGAGAACGTGATTGTTCTGGAGAAACTGGATTTTAAGAAATACGTTTTGAAGGATCATACACCCAAGAAACTCATCAAGTGTTCCCTGACTAATGAATATAGACATAGGAGGATTTTAAAATGGGAATAGAAGAACGAGAGCTAAATGAATTTAACCTAGCTGATATTATAGCTGGTAAAATCCAACAAATCAGAGCTAATATAAAAGCTCTTGAAGAGGAGTATCCACGACAAAGAACACGTGGAGAGGCTTATCAGAAACGGCGTAACCAGTACTTGAGAATGATGAAACAATATACAGATGAGTTTGTTAAATTAATCTCACTACGCGATCTGTATAAAGTTATTATCCCTCGAACTACTGCAGAACCAAGAGTTATGTATATTTACCACCTTAAAGAATCAGAGATTAGGTATCTCTTGAATAGGTTGGGAATACTTAGTTATAAGATAGTTAAAATAGAAACCTCAGAAACATTGGATTTGCATTTGATCAAATAGGATTATATATTTGCATTGCAATAAAAATAATAAAATAATGAGATTATGGAACTTAGAACCCAAGCTTTTAAATATTTTGACAAGGAAATTAGAGAATTTCCCGAGTTATATTTATCAAAGACAGCTGATGTCAATATAACAGCTCTATCAGAGAACTTTATCAATGATCATGAGGGTGAACTTGATGAAGATGATGAAGACATGGTATTTGACTTAGCATCAGATTGGATAAATATCCAAATAGAGAAGGGTAATATTGATTCCAAAACATTAAAATGGGTAAATTAAAATAATTTATTGAATCTAGAACACCGAAAACCAGGTCAAGGACTAATGATTAATACAAAGGATAGGAAATATTAATTAATTTAAATTTTAATACCATGAAAAAGTTTGAAAGTTACGACGAGGCTAAAGCCGCTAAAGAAGAAGCAAAAGAAACCCTGAAAACTGCAAAAGCAGAGTTGAGAACGTTTAAGAAAGAGAACGGTATCAAAGACCCGGAAGAAATTGAAGACAAGAAAATCCGTAAAGAGCACGACAAATTGCAAAAGGCAGTAGATGCCGCTTCAGAAAATCTGGATGCAATCAACGAAGCTTGCAAGGAATTGAAACCGGCTTCATCCGCATTCGCTCAGAAATACACTTATCCGGAAGGGATGGATGACAAAGCAGAACGTAAAAAATACCGGGCTAAAATGAGAAGAGAAGCTGCTCAAGCTGCAAAGGCAGAAGCCGGAGAGGGAGAAGAGGGTAAGGAAGAGAAGAAAACCAAAAAAGCAAAAAAAGAGGAGAAACAGGTAGAACAACCGAAAGAGACCAAAGCCGACAAGAAGGCTAAGAAAAAAGCCAAAAAAGAAAACAAAGAGGTTGAAGAGGAAGAGGGAGAAGAGGATTAATCGGATTGATTCCCAGATAATAGAGAATGGCCAGGGATTTTAATAATGAACTGGCCATTCGTGATACTAAGGCTGATTGGATTATAAGATGAGTTCGATTCTCACCAGTCTACAAAACCAAATTTCAAAAGTCATGAGTTACAAAACAGGATTAACGATTGGGATGATAATATCCCTAATTATTGGGTTAACAATGGGGTATGTGATATGGTCCCCTTCTATGTCAGATAAGGAGAGTAATAGGGATATGGTAGCTGATACTATAAAACCCAACCACCCATTGTTTCAGAAAAATCCCATAAGAGAATGGGTAATCCCTTTTGAGGGTAACGATCCCATGTATAATGGTAAACAGTTTTTCAAGGTTATTGAAACTGAGATACAGGACCAGGCCATATTTATAATATGGAGAGATGGTTATCCCAAAGATTTCAAAGTGATTAACAAGAAAAAGTATTAAGATATGGAAGAGAAAAAGATAAGAGTTCAACTTTTCGATGAAGAGTCAAGGCTTATCTCAGATAAGCTATACAAACAGGGGTCAGAGTTAATCTCTGGACCCAAGTTTACTCACAATGGTCCCATGAGAATCGAGATTACGATGGATAATCAAGAGGATATAGAAAGGGCGATAACATATATCAAGAAGTTATCTGGTATGCTTCCACTAGAAGCAAAGAAGGAAAAGAAAAAAGTGGGGAAAATCGAATCTGATTCAGACGATTACATTGAATCAATGATGGATATGATTACTGAATGCAAAGATCAGGATGAGTTAATCTCAAACTTACGTAATCAGGGATTTGTATTCGTAACAAGAGACCTTCTCCATAACATGGAAAGATTTGAGAAAGTGAACTGGGAAGAAGAGGATTGGAGAACCGATAAATACCAATACATGGTTCGGTTAATCAAGGAGTCCAAGAATCCCATGTTGGATAAATTTGACCCGACCCTTATAGTGGGTATCAAAATCTACAAGAAGAGGTCGGATGAAGTGAAATTCTACAAGTTCGGAGAATTAACCAATAACCTAGATATACCTGTACCAGGGAAAGCCAAAGAATCATTCACCACTCAGAAACTCCATATATTCCCGGAATTCATGAGTGAGAAAGAGAAAGAGAGATTCCGTAGAGAGTACAGAGATATGGAGAGAGATTCCGAAAAAGAGCCCACTCCATTCTACTTGAGATGGCACAAATGGGTACAAACATCACAACCGTTAAAACAACTCGAGAATTATGCTAATGACGAAGATGAAGAGTAGAGCTCCCTTTGATAAGGATGAGCTCACTATAATAAAGACACTCGCTCAGGCCATAGCTGCAGCCAACAAGAAAGTTTTGGGTAAGTCAGTAACGATAATGATCCCGGGAATAACGATAGATGATTGGACAGACCTCAACCTTGACTCTATCAGTTTATACACTAAATTGGGAATCAATACTGGGGCTATGGCAAATATAATTCACGACCTATCTAGTAAAGAGTTTTCACTATTGCATAAAGTTATATTGAAAAATCAAAAACCCATACTAGATTACTTCCACACGAAGCTGAAATGGTGGGAGAAAATCTTCTTCCCAGATAGAGCTAGGGATAAACTTTTGACTTTTGACTTTAAACTTGGTTTAAAACCCGAGGCCCAGTAAAATGGGCCTCTTTTCATGTTAATCTGGTAATTAAGGATTTGCTTGGGAAATCAGAGAATATTATATTTGCATTGCATTTAATAATAATAATTAAAAATGAGTACAATGAGTAAGGAACTAGAGAATTTACACCAGTTAAGGTTAAAACAGGCACAAAAGGCTCCTGTACAGGCTATTAGGAGTTTTATCATGAATGATTCTCAGAATAGAACTGGGTTATGGGAATACATTACTGGTTGGTCTCTCATAGAGGGGAGGTTACAACAAGTAAACCCGAAATGGAGGCAGTTTTACAAGTGGTTCAAGGAAAGAGATTGGGAACTTCGTAACTTCAACTCTTTTGGAACGATAGATGGTTATACTGGTTGCCATGTGTGGGCTTTCATGGCAACAGACGATAAACTTGCCGGAGATGAGTTATCAGGTTTTGATGAGAGTTATTGTCAAAGGGGGATATCAGATTTCTTTGAACTCGGGGTTGACGTAGTATTTGCCGGAGATTTAATCTGGGTAGTTGAGAGATGGGAAAATTAGTTTTGAAATGGGCTATAGTATTAACTATAGCCACAGGTATAACCGTAATAAATGGAGTGCATGAGAACGAGAAAGCAGAGAGAAGGGATAATTCTCCAAAGTACGGGAGAGTCACACTCCCTTATGATTACCGAGATAAGAGTTTATCAGATTATGGTATCAAGGTTCCGAAGGGTCAAACTTACACCGGAGTTTCAGTTGATGGTAATGACCCCTACGATATTGAGGCTGGAATTGAGGATTTGCAACGGCAAATTAAAGAGCTTCAAAGTAAACGAGTTACAACTCGAAAGCAATTACGTGAGTTAAAAGAACAAGAAGAACTAGAAAAATACCTAGGCTTATGAAAGGGACAACTGGAAACGCAGTATTGGATGAAATATTGAGTAGTTTACTCGATGAGATAATTGATACATCAGAATTTAAACATGGTATGATTACCTGTTTGGATGGGGAAATAGTTGATGTAGAGGTAGTGACCAACCTGATTAAATTCAAGAAACTAAATGGGGTTCAAGAAAATGTTTTAAGAATCAAATTGAGGGACAATGGGTTATTCAGGGAATTAGCTTGGGCTTGGGATAAAGAGAATAGAACCCTGGCCATAACACAGGTAGAATTTGTAGAACGTTAAAATTTAAAGACCATGATTATAATAATATTAGCGATAGTAATAGCTTGGATTTTTATCCAAATACTTAAAGGAAAAAGAGATGGGTTCTTCGATACTCCAGAACAGAGAGCTAAAAGGGAGAAACAAAAGGCGGATGATCAACTGGGATGTATATTGACGATAATTATCTTTATATTGGGAACTATCTTCTATATAATTGCATCCTTTTTCAAGGAAGGTTAATCTGGAAATTAGAGATTTGCATTTGATCAAATGGGATTATATATTTGCATTGCATTTTAATAATAAATATTAATAATTAAAAATGAGTTAGTTATGAAGACAAAGGTTAAAGAGCAAAAGGAAGTTAAAGAAGTTAAACAACCTGAGAATGCGAAAGAGAAGATGGAACTCGAAGTGGTTAAGGAAGTTATGGTGAGAAAAGAACTCCGGTACAAGTACCCAAAGGGTATGATTGACACAGTTCAAAGGAAGTCATACCGGCAAAAGGTTCGGAATAAAATTGAGAAAGCCGAACTCAGGGTATTTCGGGCGTCAGGAGGGGAAGATACAAAAGAGTTACGTTTGGCGAAAAAAGAGTTAAAAGAATTGCAAGAGAAATATTTAGCTTAATGGGGGTAATGTACATGGAAGTTATAGAGTATTTAGGGAAGTACAATTTAGAGAACACAGAACATTTCCCGTATAACAATTTCGTGGATGATTTAAAGAAGGATTTTGATGACCTAGTGAGAGAATTTGATGCAATGCAAGATATGAGTACATACCGGTTTTGCATTAACTCACTGCGGGCCAAATGGGAGAAAATCTCCGAGAACTCTTTCAGGCCATTACCAGAGTGCTTGTGGAAGTCACTGTACAAAACTCATATAGTGGTTTTGAGAGAGAAGGTTAAGAATTATGACCCGGAAATGGTAGGGGGCCAAAAGAAGAATATGCAAAAGAAAGGCAAATCTTATGGCAACTGAGAAAATATCAATGGAACAAGCATCGTCTTACATGGTGCTTGTTCTGGTATCCAGTTTATTAATGGATAAGTTGGATGACCTGAAAAACACGAACATCTGGAATGGCCAATTAAAGACAACCGGGAAACAGTTCCAGATTCAAGCCATGAAACTCCTTAAACAAGAGTTACATAAGCACTTTGGAAAGAACGAGGAGCTATCCCAGAATATCATGAACAATTTCGAAGAATTTATGGAGAAGTTCTCGAAGATTGAGCCCATGGATATATTACTGATTAACCAGTATTGGAGTAGGTTCATATTAGATACCAAGGGTATGCCCATTGAATGGACAGTATTGAGAACACAGACTAAAGTATTCACCACAATAGAAGAAGAACAAGAGAAAGGATTATGAAACGGTATTTTATGATTTTCGCTAGGGTTATCACCTACAAGGGAGTTAAATCAATGCACGTGTTTTACACTGAGACGGATGGAGAACATCCAATGGTAAACGTTAAGGATGTGGAGAACGAGATTATGTTGGAAACCACAACCAAATTTGCTCCAGTGGGTAGTAGAGTAGAGATTACAGGTTGCTCTGAAGTAACCGAAGAGGATTACATTAAATTAAAAGCCAAAAGAGATGAGCGATAAAAAACAAATGATTGTGAAAATGTTGGGAGAATCCATGACATTAGAAGATGTAAAGGAATTGAATAAACTCCAAACCCTGATAGAAGCCGGAGTATTAGAACCGGGTTTAATACAATCAATTATTAATACTGCCGTGATAAATATATTCAGGCAGTATTTCAAAATAAATTGCAGGTCTGAGGAAATAGATAAAGATATCTGTAATGCCGTCAGGGGTATTGGGATGGACATGAAAGAGATGGTAGAATCCAGAAAAGATGAAGTGGATATTTCCCTGACAACTCTCGCTGCTATGAAAGAGGTTATAGGAAGGACCCAGAACCCGTCTCTGATACTGAGAGCTTTACCGGTATTCCATGACATTCACTATGAGACTAAACAGATGGGTATGGATGAAATCAAGGACTTAACTGAAATGCTCACAGATGGGATAGCTCAACAGTGGATAGATAGGATAATGAGTATTAAACTCCCTATCATTGGAAACATGAAACTAAAAGGAGATGCTTAGGAACTAATTACCTATGTTATATAACAATTAAACAGTTAAGAAAATGGCAAAATCAAGAAGAATTAAAACAAATGCCGAAGAGGCAGTAAAGGAGAATTTTAACATGGAAACTGAGGACCAAATCCAACAGGACCCAGTTCAAGAAGAAATGGTAGAGGGTATTAAAGAGATTGAACAAGAACAACCCGAACAGAAAGCCCTGGTTATGTCGATTGATGCTATCACGTTATCGGCTATGAGAACTCTTCAAGCAAAACAAAAAGCAAAGAGAACAGGTTTGGACGAAGTGATTGCCAGTGAAACACTGGGACAATTCCAAGAAGATTTCTGGAAACAGGTATCTGACTTACCATGGGAATTGATCCTCATGGACCAAGACCCTTTCAGAATCTCTTATCGCCAAGTAGAGAATTCTCAATCACCGAGACCTATTTTGCATTTTGAATTCTTGGCTCCCATAGAGTATTCAGTTCTTGCCATAGGTGAGATGATTACTTGCTTGACGGTATATCACAAACACCGGAGATGGGTTATGGAAAATTACTCTTGGACAACCAAGAATGCTGAACAAATGGCAGATTTGCTTTGTCGGTTGAGATGTATTATTGAACAATTAATCCAGGTAAACGAGTAAAGATGACAAAGGTTTTAAATTTTGAGGAAGTACAGAACTTCCTCAATAAATTGGGAACTACAGAGTTCATAGCCAATGGGGAGAAGTTTGACATCTCTGACCAGAGTCAACCATCTGGGATTATGCACGTGGTAGATTTACTGGCTGGGGGATTCCCGGATAATTGGTCTCTCGAAGAATGTATTAGATCATTGAATATGTTGGCACCTTGGTCATTCATGGTTAATTACCAACCAAGGAGGATATCAATCTGGGTAGATGAGGACCAACTCCAAAATTTCAGAGAATTCCTTCAAGAGTTACAAACAGAGATTATAGCCTACATCCAAACTAAAGGTATGAGTTACGCTATGATTATCGTGAAAAACATGTTCGGTATCCAAAGTGTAGAGGATGCAGAAGGAATTGATAACTTGGTTCTCCTGTTGCATATACTTGGAGAATATGCAAAAACAGTATCCCAATAGAGTTTTCTAGTGAGAGTATTGTATTACGAGTAGAGTTAATTCTCTACTCCTTTTTAATTAAAACTAGGTAAAATGGTCACGAGAGAAGAAATTATTAGACTGGCTATGGAATTTCAGGAGATTAACAGGGTTCCTGTATTGGAAAATGAGCCATGGTATATCAGTGTAAACGATGAGCTACCAATTATGGTAATGGAAAATCTGTTGAGAGAATCTGTAACTGAAAGTGGTCTTATTAGGGATAAGACCATGATTCGTGTTGAGAGGGAGAATGCTATCACCCAGTTTTTGAACCAATACAAGGGACTTAAACTTCATGGCAGAAATGTCACAATCTCAGTGAGGCCTCAACTAGGGCTATTTCAAATCATAGACAAAGAAACGTATGGCGATTAAGAAATTTAAAGGAAAACAATTACTCAAGGTACAATGGTACCTTCGAGATACTGGTATGTTATACCGAGATGATGCCGGAAATTATTACCTCAGGGAAGTGTTAATCCAGGACATCGATCAAGTATTGGGAATCACAGAGCCCATTGAAGATGTTAACTGGGATGAGATTAACTCAGAGGTTAGTGCAAGGGGTTCTTATGATGTTAATGAGGACATGTTCACCACTACTGGGTTAAACACAATGTATGCTCTTGACCTTGAAAGATATGGGAAAAGGAAGAATATCAGTTACCTGTTAATCATAGCCTACCTGATTTACGAGGGTATGAGGGCAGATTTGATAGAGATGGAGTAACTACTGGAAAGTTAATTAGGAAACCCAAGATTTGCATTAGCAACTTGGGTTTTTTATATTTGCATAAATAAAATATTAATAATTAAAGAGAATTTAGGTTATGGAAACAAGAATTACTGAAATGGATTTTAATGGGGATTTGAAAAGCATCGTTAACCAGGTTTTAATCATGATGGCAGCGGATGACATACAAACCGTATTCTTCCGGATAAGCGAACATGAAGAACCTTATATTAAAATGAACATCACCACTTATCAGATAAACCCGGGACTCTTGGTAAATGGTGAAACTGAGATTAAATCGGCTAAGGCTGCATTCTCTCGGGTATTGAGTTACGCTAAACTCAAACAGAGCTTCCCGTTTATCATGGTAACCATAAGAAAGGATACCATTCAACTCTTGGGCCAGGAACTTGGGAAAACATCTTGGGAAGTAGAAGTGAGATTCTCACCTATTGATTTCCCTTGGATTATTGATGGTAATGGAGATAATTACGCCAAGCTTGAGAATGTCACTGACCAAACCATTTATGTTTGGCCCATTGATTACTCAGAAGGGATCTCACTGGATAAGTAAATCCGGTAATTAAGGATTTGCAAATAGGATAACAGGATATTATATTTGCAATATTAATAATAAATAAAATATTTAATTATGGAGTTAGAGAAAGAATTTAAGTTAGGAACCCAACAAGTAATAGGGTTATATAACGAGTTAACTGATTTCCTTGATATGAATAGGAACTCAATGTATTCTCGTGATTACCCTAGTATCAGGGTATTTATAGAAGATTTGGAAGAGGCTGTTCAACCCCTGAAAAATCAAGTAAGGAGCCAAATGGAAGAATTCCTATTCAAGAACAGAGAACTCTTAAATGCAGTAATTAAGGGTTCAGTAAGAATGGGTACTCCTTACGAGGAGTTACACCGAGAATGGGATCAGTTATCGAATGATTATTACACACTTTTAGAAAACGAATAAAGCCATGGAATTAGTAGTTTACGTAAATACTCCAGTAGGAGAGTTTACACCGGATAAATACATCGGGGATAATTGGAAACAAATCTTTGACCACTTCAGTAGTGATCCCAAAGAACAAGAATTATCCGATAAGGTAGAAGAGATTCTGGAAAAGAAATACAACCTCCAACTGGGTGAGATTGGGGATATTTATAGAGCCATATACGAGGCTGAGACAATAGGAGAGGCAATGGCTTTATTTAAAGCTGATATCCAAAAAGCTCTGATATATATGAAAGAAGACATACTCATCAACATAAGTGGGGATGATTCATTCTTTGATTATGTTCCGGATTTCTGCGAACAGGTTGCACAGATGATTTACCAGTACCAGGGATTGGGTAAAGAAGAATTGGTAAATGGTTGGGTAAACAACATCAAGGAATCAGAATACTACATCGACCCAGAGGGTATCTCAGAATATATGAATACTGACCAAGATATTGAGGACCAAATCCAATATATGAAAGCTACGGCTATTGGCCCATTCCATGATAACCTGGTCAGTATGGGCCTAGTTCGAGTAACCTACACGTCACTGAATACCGGGAAGATCTGGGCAGCCACTATCACTGACATGACCTTGATAGATAAAACCAAGAATTCAGAATGCCCAAAGAGAACCGACTTAGAAAGGTTGAAGAAAGCTATTAAAAAGAAAACTCAATAAACTCCATAATTTAAATTAAGCTGGAAAGGGTCAAATTGAAAGGTTTGGCTCTTTCTTTTTGTGTTTCTAGTTAATAGATAATCTATTGCCAAGAATTATAGCATTTACACCAAAACCAAAGCTTAGACCCGGTTTTCCAGTATCTATATAAGTGATTACGAAAACAGTAAAAATAGGACACAAAATGAACACAATCGAGAGAATGCCCAGACCCACTGGGGTTACAATTCTGGCTCAACAAATGAACAAAGCCAAGAGTAAAAAACTAAGAAAACAGAGAAAGGAAAAGCTAATTTCCCACATAGTAAATATCTACACTATGTCAGGATTCAGGATAAATGATAGGACCCTATCAATCCCACAATTAGCAACCCTACTCAAAACAAAGGTAGAAACAATTCAATCTGCAATGCTAGGAACAAGCCATACTTTAGAAGCCTTCAAAGACCCTCAAAAGCTATCCGACACCGCTGCAGCATTAGCTAACATGAGTACTCTATGGGCTATTCAGGATAGAGGAACTGTACAACACCAACTAGAAATCCTGATGAAATCCCAAGGAGAAAAGTATATGCCATTCATATCAGGAGAAATATCAAGGCTACTATCCACATTACTACAATCCAACAAACAAGTGGCTGAGATATTCAGGACATTCTACCAATCAGGATCTACCATCAACATCAACAACCAAATCCAGAACAACAACCAATCCCAAACCCTGACGGTAGAGGAAGCCTACAAGATCGTTCAAACCTCCCAACCCAAAGAAATACAAACAGATAACATAAGACAGGCTAAAATCCTAGATAAAGCCCAGCTCCTCCAAATAGAACAAGGAGAAGATATATCCCTAGATATCCTTCATCGATACGACCACATAGACAACTCTATCGTATCCCCAAAAAACAAAAGAAGAAAAGAAATCATCCAAGATGTAGACTGGGTAGAAGAAGATATACCCACACTACAAGAACAACTAAACCAAGAAGAAGACCCAACAATAAGACAAAGACTAAACGACAGAATCCTCACCCTTCAAAAAGCATTAAGTAAAAAAGAGAACAACACAGATGATAATGACATAGAGGACCAGGATGAAGAGGATATCCTAGACCATGAAACCCCTGAATCCGAATCCCAACAAAAACAAAACAATTCAAGAACTTCTACAATTCTTTCTAAGAGTAATTCTATAAGTAATACTAAAGAGAGTATTAGTATGGGTTTAGGTAATGGGATTCCTTTACAGGATTATGATTCAGTATCCGATCAAGGCTGTAATGATGGATTAGGATCTGGCTGTAAGGATAGTCAGGATTCTGTAAATTGTGGGCTTGCCCACAATAGGCGTGTATCGAACCTTTCAGGTTCTGATTCCGTATCAGATAAAGGACCAGGATCAGGGATGACCGGCTCTGATTTTTTGGGGATGGGAAATGGGAGCCTGAGGCCCTATGACAGCCACGGTAATGATAGCCAAGAAGGCCACAACGCCATCCAACACTCGAATCCTTTAGCCCAAGTGGAAGCCTACGTTAAAGCCAAAATGGCTCCCCAGGATAAACCCATTAAGGCCATAAAACGCCATCCGAAAAAAGAAAAAGTGATACATATAAAGCATGCCTATGGTGATACAGTTTTACCCACCAAGGCTAAGGAAAAGAAGGCTCAAAGACACCTGAACAGCCTGGCCAGAAGAAGCCTCAATGTGGCAGAGGATGACTCACTACCCAACAGGGATTAGGATATAAGGCCCTATCCTATCAGGGATAACCAACACCCTGGCCCCACTAGGATTAGGATCCTCAAAAATCCCTGATCCTAGACAGGCAGCTTCTAGGACAACAAAACACTGAAACCCTCTGCCTGATCCTTGATCCTCAGTAGAACTTTCTCCTAAGAGTAAAAGTACTTATAGAATTACTCTATAGAAAGTATAGGTCTAGGATCAGAGCCATAGCCATAAATTAAGGCCTTATCCTATCTCAGCCTACGAATCCGTCTCAGCCCATATATACGTTCTCCCTTAGAATTACTCTTAGTAGAAAGGGAGAACTTTTGTGTTTGGGCCAGGGTGGCAGGATAGAGGATTCAGGACCAGGAGCTGTGAGATGGGAGCCAGAGCCAGAGCTAGATTGGGATTATGGATAGGGTAAGGAAGGCGGGAAATTAAATTTTTGACATAATATTATAGGGGTGTCCGTATAAGGTACGAAATATTTTTGACATTCGCAAATTTTTTGACAAAAATTTTTCATGAAAATATTAATTTAGAAAGAAAATAAAAAGAATTTTTTGTTGAATTTCTTCATGTTTTTTCTTGCAATTATTTTTGTAGTTCAAAAATATTTCATACATTTGTATTGTTGAAATGATTCAACAAAAACGTTCTTTGAAAGTCTGAACAAAAAACGGGTGATGAAATTCATATTAGTAACATTTAAAATTTTTAAATTATGAGTTTATTAAAATCATTTTCTGAAAGTGTAGTGAATCGCTCTAATAATAGAGGTAAATTGAACTACGAAAAACTGTATGAACTTCTTGAAAAAGAAGCACCGAAAAATTTAAACTTGCTTTCGTCAAAATCAGACGAAAAGAAAGAAGTAAGAAAAGTCTACCAAAAGTTGATTATTCGCTTTGCAGAAAATGTAGACAAATTAACAATGGTAGAACTAAAAGAACTACATGATACGATAATTGCAGTACAAGGAGAGTATAACAGCGCAAAAGAGTTGTATAACGCTAAAACACTTGACAAAGAAGAAAGCGTGAAAAAATTGTTTGCACGATTACAAAGCGCAAAAACAAAAAACTTTAAACAAGTAAATAAATAGTAAGAACGTTTTTATTTTATCACCCGTTTTTCAAATTTACTAAAATGATAAATACTATTGCATCTATTTTCGTTGCATCTTTGTTTATAGTTTTCATCTTAAATTTAATTCAAGAATGGAGAAAAAGATTTTAAGAATAAAAAAATATTTGTACGAAAAAATTTTTAAAAAGAAATATGATTGTTTCATCTTAAACGCTTTCTAAATATGTTTATTGAAATATTATCTTTTATATTGCAAATAATTATTTTAATTATTCTATGCGTTTTATACGTTTGTTTTAAACGTGACAAGTAAAATGATTGAAGTGTTAATTTTGTCCCCCACAAAATTAACACTTATTTTTTAAATATATCCTACCGTCCCCCTCCCTTACAGCTACGACCTTAGCCTAGCCATGAAACAGGGATTAGGACTACTACCTCAACATCTACGCCCCAACCGAATCCCATAAACCAGGATTGCCACAGCCTGACAAGGATTCAAGGCTCCAGAATATCCCACATCATTGACCTCAACAATGATACCCCCTCCCAAATTACATACGAAAAAGAGGGCCTGAACCTCAAACCTCGATAGTGAACCCCCAGTTCAATATACACCTAAAAAGGGATATGTATCCCTCTTTTTGCCAAAAAATTTCCACCAAAAATTACGGCCCACAAACAAGGATTTCAATCCCTCTTAAAACAAAAATAAATCCAAACTATGATGATTATACCCCAGAAAATAATCAATCCTATCATATCTCAATAGTTAAAGTTACGTTACATGTGGTAGTATTAACAACAGGTCAACCTTCCATCCCTTTTCCAGGTCCTTATCCAGATTCTTAATCATGGTCATATCCTTTTCCGATCTCCAAGGTATTTCAGTGGAGAATCTCGGTAAGCCCAACCTTTTGATTTCCGGGATAAAGTTCCTAAACTTCTGACATAGGTAATAGGTTTTATAGGCCCTATTTGAATTATGGTTTATGGTATGGTCTAGGATATCCCTGCAATATATTACAGTGGTAAACCCATCACTGAGGATTTCAGGTTCCGATTTAACCTTGACCTCGAAATAGTCCCTGAAATCCTTTATGTCCAGGACTTCTACAGGATTAGGATATAACCAGTTCAGGTATTCCTCTATTATATTTTTTAGCTCATCCACCATGTCATTATCTTTATGAAGTAAAATATAAGGGTTAATATCACTAGGAGTAGGATAAGGTTAACCCAGGTTCTGTTATTCTTCTTATTGGGTTTATTCCAAGATACTGTCAGGTTCCAGTGTGGTACACCACCATCATTGTATTCTACATTGACCTTGAATCCCCTCTTCTTGAGATTATCCCTTAACCTGTCAACCTCTACGTAATCGAATTTAGACCCGGATAATGTTTCTTCAAATACCTTGTAACCTTTCTCAGCATAAGTTTTAATCCCTGCGTTGATTTGGTACAGGGTATTCTGAAATTTGATATGGTCCTCTGCCTTAGACTTAGCCAGGGCTTCTTCTGCTAACCTATGGGCTTGGTCGTTTGTTATTCCTTCCATGACTCTACAAAATGATCGTTCCAACCTGGTGTGTTCGGTATATCCATATACCTGCACTCCTTGATAAAACTGTTCTTATACGATGGTATACTCTTCGAGTAACGAGAAACTAGATAGTAACGATATCTACAATTAGAAAATACTCTTTTCACTGCAAAGTATTTACTAGATATCTGACTTAGGAAAGCCCAAGATTCATCGTTATACTTGAAAATGAGTGGTCCATTCTCCAACTGCAGTATAGTTCTCCCGAATAATGGGTGTCTTGCAGTTAGGATTATAACCTTCATTGTGTTAAACTCACACTTTGGCTTTTTCCTAAATGTGAGGTTCCCGTTGTCGTTAATCTCAACGTACCGGATTAATGCTTTAATATTCATATCTCTTAGATTTTATTTATATCTATTAGTGGGAAATAAGTCCACTGGTTTCAGGATTATGGCTCAAATTTCTTCCATAGTATCAAACCAGACCTTGATGTATCATTATATAAACTAAAATATTAACGAACATGAACAGTTGTAACCAAAAACACACCATTTACACGGGTGAGACAGTGGGATTAGTCCTTGCTATGTACGAGGATGACGGTATCACTCCTGTAACCCTAGAAAATAAAGTGATGAGAGTTGTCGTGGCTCAAGGATCTGACGTAGTTGCCATTTATCAGAACCCAATGCCATTAGCCTTGGACCCAATCCCAGATTACCCAGATTTACAGTATAGTCAGATGGAAGTGAAAGAGAACAAGCTCTTGATTAACTTCACCCCAGACCAAACCAAGGATTTAGAGGGAGTCTACGACATCCAAGTGATGCAAGTGACTGTATCCGAAGCTGAGAATGTTGAGACCTCAATCATTGGGGTTTTTACCAATATTCTAGAAGTAAAATATGCAATAATTGGAAAAATATAATCGAGTATGATTTGCAAGCTAGAAATATATAATGGTGAGCTCAATCTCTTCCCAGTTGTAACAAACGAGAGAGTGTTTGCTCAAATCACTATGGGTAATATAGTGAAAGGCCAACCAGGTGTAACACCACACATCGACCCAGAAACGAAGCACTGGATGGTCGGTATAGAAGATACCAATGTAGTCGCCGAAGGTAAAAATGGGTTAGTCCCCCACGTGGGAGAGAATGGTAATTGGTTTATAGGAGAAGAGGATACCAGGGTTAAGGCTCAAGGAAAAGATGGAAAACCTGGCCCAAGTGGAAAACCACCATATATAGGAGAGAATGGTAATTGGTTTACCTATGATGGAGAAGGTCAACCCGTAGATACCGGTTTAAGTGGTAGTCAATTAGAATTAGTATCTGTTCATACACCTACAAAATGGGATGACCTTGTTAATGCTTCGTATAATAATAAATTAATAATGTACCAACCTAGTAATAACTTCCCAGAAGATGATTACTATCCAGCTAGTGTAAAGAGGATAATTCCGTATCAACAGAGTATTAATAAACTTATCATAACTTGGTTGTATCCGAACCTAAAGTCGGATAATAAGAATGTTGGTATTGATGTACATTACACAACCATAACTAGGGGATCTGACGGCACTATAGTTAGTGATGGTGATCACCAAGTAAAAGTTGGACCAAGTATAACCTTTATTGAATTGAGCAGTAGTAATGAGGGTGTCACAAATGTTGACTACCATGATTTTCATAGTGATGTGCTTAGTGGTAAGGGAATTATGTTATTATATAATGGGGAATATACTATGGTCTCTAATATTGTTATTAGTGAGGGTATTCTCCCCCATTATGATGCCTATTTTTTTAATAACTACGATACTGAAGGTATCCCCCATATAAGATTTTATCAGGTGAGATTTTACCATAGTGGTATCAGTGGTGATAATCGCCTTCATTACATGATAATTGACCCCCTGGGCACTACAATTTACCATGAGTACAACCTAAATCTTAATTTAGGAGAGACTGGGATAGAGGTATGTATGAATAGAAAATACAATTATGAAGAAGTCATCTCCTATGATGATTTAAAGAGTAAATTAGGTTTATAAATCTATAACCTTAATAAATTTTTGAGATATGAAAAAGAGAATTTTATTTTGGGTTGCGGTAGCAGCTATCGTAATCGTAGCTTTAGTGTTTGTTAAATGTGCTCCTTTCTGGGTATCAGTGAATGCCCTAGTATCATTTGGGTTAGGAGTAGTAATTGGTTGGTGGGCTAAGATGTTATATGACAAGTACATAAAACCCACAAAGTAAGGACCATGAAGATTTACTATAATTCTAAGTTGGCCAAAACCCTTACATTTTTAAATGGGTTTGCTACTATGATGTTTTTTGGGTTCATAATCACTGAATACTCTTCGTTGAGTGGAAAATCCCAAAAACATGAATGGTGTCATGTCCAACAATATAAAGATTGTATGGGATTGGGCTTCGGTCTTTGTATAGTAATCTTGTTTACTCTATTCGCTTTTAATGTTAGGTCGTGGTGGTTATTAACACTAACCACCATACCTTTCACTCTTTATTACATCATTTATCTGGTAGAGTGGTTATATTGGATTATTAAAGAGGGTATAAGCAAAGCTTATAGGAAAGTGGGGTTTGAAAGACAAGCCTATTGGATTCAAGAAACTTGGAATCAGCCATGTAGTTTACAAAGACAATATGAGACTTTTGGTTGGTGGAAGAGATTGTATTAACCACAAAAAGAAGGGGTCCATCATCTCGACGGTCCCCTTTGTTGTTCTTAAAAGAATTGAACTTAAAATGTGTTGTTCTAACTGATACAGTATAAATAACAATTGTCTCTATCATACTAAATTAGATCCCCAAACCAGTATCTAGCTTACCTTTTATGGCAGTATGAGGTTCATAACCTATTAACCTGAAATCATGGGGTTTATAGCACTTAATGATATTGGTCAAATCCTCACTTTTTCCAGTTGTGTTATACTTTTCTACCATACCATGTTGTATAGATAGCCTATTTTCATATAGACATATCTCTACTTTAGGTAATGGCCTAGGATCTCTACTCAGTTGTATTCTTGCTTGAGAGAAATGAGTCTCATATAAATCAACGCTTCCAAAAATCATTTTGAGATAGCGAGGTTTATATCCAGTCATCATACTATAGAATCTACATAGCAAAGCATAACTAGCTATGTTAAACGGTACCCCTAAGAATATATCTGCGCTCCTCTGGTACATGAGCATATCAAACTCATTCGTATCCTTGTCAACCAATATTTGGTGGCTCATGTGACAACAAGGTAAAGCCATTATAGGAGTACCCTGATTTAACTCGATATCTTTAGGATTCCAAGCACTAACTATATGATACCTACTCAATGGGTTATTCCTGATACTTTGAATCATGTAGTTGATTTGGTCTGAGTGTGCAGGAGCACCGAATATGAAAGTACCTCTCCATTGAACCGGGTAAACAGCTCCCATGAAGGTCATCTTGTCAAAGTCCTGATTTCTTTCCCAGAAAGAACCATTTCTCATAGCCCATAATCTCTCTAACCAACTTTCATAAGATAATGGAGTTCTCATGTAAGTCTCACAATTTCTTTTGTAAAACCGATAAGCATCTTGGTCCCAGATATGTACATTATATCTCCATAAATACCTTAGGTTTGGTATTCCTCTCAAGAACCATAATAACTCTACCCTGATAGCATTCCAAGCCATCTTTTTAGTAGTTAATAATGGAAACCCATCACGTAAATCAATTTCAATCATCTCACCGAATAAATTCTTAGAAGCTGGCATCCCTTCTCTTGCCGGCTTTCTATAAGTCCCTAAAACCTGGACTTTCTTTAATAACTCTAAATACTCTTTCATTCTTCTATCTTTCTTACTACGTAATACTTGTTAAACCCACTATATTCTTTTCTGGGCCTAAAATTCTTTCGGTCATACGTTGTGGGGTATTTGGTCCCCCTTGCATAAGCGTTAGTGGGTGTAACCTTATCAACCAGTAAAGTGTTGATAACATAGGGATTAACGTTAATGATTAAATCTTTAGCCATTAACCTATCTCCACTTTCTAACTCTCGGTATAACACATTTTGATGAGAGATCACTCTGTTACCACCCCTCAGTATTTTCTCTATACCTCTTACTCTTTCTTCAAACTCTGCCATATTATTTTTCTAATAAAAATTCAAATAACTCATCATAAGTGTCAAATACAGCTTCATCCCAAGCATTGTATAAACAACATAAAACTATGGGTTTATCTTCATTTTCTATATTACTACACCATGTCTCCATGTATATAAAGTGGATATTATCAAAATCTTTCTCAAAATCCTTTTGTTCATCCTCTTCACCTTTCTTTATAAGGGTTTCTCTCCAACCATTTACTCGGGTATCAACTATAAAGAATAATTTGGGGATATTGATAAATACCCCAGTTTCTTGTAAAGACCTAATTATCTTTTCTTTTATATCCCTACTTAGTCTTTTATATTTTTCCATATTATAACTTAATGATTAATTCTCTGATAGCTAATATCCATAATACATGGAGTATCATGTATAAACTGAAACCCAAAACCTCTGTGAATGTTTTATACCATCCCTTATCCAGTAAATCCATATTCCCAGATACTCTTGCAAAACTAAATGTGATACCACATCCAACCCAAATAAACATATTAAATCCCCTGTACCACCATTTTAAGATTTTTAAAGTGGGGATTAGGATAATCAATTTTAGTAAAGTCTTAATAACCATATTTTTATTATTTAATTATAATGCAAATATAATATCCTGTTTTACTAAATGCAAATCCCTTGTTTCTTTTGTTTCCTGCATTGCTCACATTTTCTGTATTTCAAACCCAAGAACTGCTCGTGAGTAATTCCCGGAAACAGTTCTCTTAATGGAGGTCTCATCTCATTTGGAGCGTAATACCAATTGAACTGGTACCAATTGGCTTCTACCTCTACTACTAATTTACCACAAGTTTTACAATAAACTTGCAAAGGGTGATCTTTCGTTTTCTTCTCCCTTTTCATAGGTTCCGAGAATTAGTTTGATGTTATTCTCAACTGACATCAACCCATCTACCTGTATCCTTTCCTCTTCTTGAAGACAAGCTTGACAACACTCAAGGTAGATGTGTTTCAGGAATCTCATGTTCTTGTATTGGAACATCCTTACCACATCTCCATTACTCATCACTAACCCTTTCTCTTCAATCAACTTTTTCTGAGTAGATAGGTAAGCTGCCCATTCAGCTACTGTGAAAACCAGTTTCACTGACTTACCACATTTACAACACTTAACTTCAACTCCCACTTTCTCTTTCCTTATCTGTTTCTCTTTCAACTTCAACGCTTTTAATTGGTCAAGGTTGTTTGTTACTTGGTCATAATACCATTTTAGGTTCTTTGGAATTTCCATAACTTGTTTATTTTAAATTAGTTCTTGCAAAGAAAAACCCTAGCCTGGTTGCATGGCTAGGGTAGAATCTAAACATTATGAGTGATTATTTGAATGGGTAGCGTGTGGTAAGCCAGACTGGTGGCTGAGAAGGTCCTGATTTAATCCCCATCCAAATAAATCTTTGCTTAGGTCTGAATAACATCCTAAGTATATCTCTCAATGATAACTTCCAGCATGATACTGAAGTATCTTGGTTATTGTAAACATGTAGGGGTTCAGTGTCTTTGTCTGTTCCCTGTAAAATCTTGTTAGCTCCTTCAAAAATTACGGGTTTTAAATCCCCTTTCTCGTAATTAACCATGTCTAATTTGTTTATCTTCCGTAAATAGTTGTTATATTCTCCAATAGTTTCCACGTAGAGTGGGCTTGAAATATGTACCTTTCCATCACTACCAACGTAATCTTCCCAGTTATAAACTTCATCTATAACCCTTATACCAGTTATACTGAAGTCAACCCTCTCCAGATTCTCCAACCTATAAGCTGTACATTTTGGTAGAACGAAATCACAATATATATCTCTATCCCTTTCTATGATGTACTGTAAAACCTTCACATGTGGTTCATACATCCTCCTATCATTACTCTTTCTCATTGGAATAAAACTTCTAAGTATTGTTCATTGCATAGGATAATCTCTGTTTTATGGTCTGAAACCCTTGCTTTCAGAATCTCTAAAGAGAAAAGAGAGACCAACTCTTCAGCGAAATCAATTTCGTTATCACTCATTCGATAACCTCCTTTTTGCCTATCACTGAGAAAATCATCTGAGTACATCCTAGTTAATTTAGTGATAGATAACAAATCTAATTTCCCATCTCTGTGCATCTCTTGACCCATTGAGAAAAGGATTAACCGGGCAAACTTGTAGGAATGGAGGGTTAACATTTTATTGTTACCCAGTTTCACGTATAACATTCTCGGGAGGTTCTCGAAGAAATCAACTAACTGTTTCCGTGTTTTTAAAAACTTAAATTCTGCTTCTTCCATATCATAATGATTAAATTTTAAGGATAATAGAACCAGGTTAGAATGAGATATCTAGTTTGATACTTTTATGGCCAATGTAAATTCATTACTCTAACGAGTTAAAAAGCTTCTAGATTCAAAACTTTCGTGTCCAAATTTCACGAATGGCAATACCAACTATTGCAAAATAAAAACTTAACAACATGAAACAGGAAAGATTCAAAATTTTAGCTGTATGTGGGGGTAATGGTTCTTGGCTATACTCTATGAAAGAATACTTAACAGCCAACATAGAACCAAGAGCAGTATTTTATACACCTAATAACTTACAATGGAGGGCTAACTTTGGTAAAAGGAAAAAGTTATATTCTCACCTACAACCATCAGAAGTTGTACCAGCCAATGTAATAATAGGTGCCCCAGATTGCGGTTCATCATCAATGATGGCTTTAACTAGATCCAAGAAATTCTCTGACCCGTTAGAGAATGATTCATTCAACCTATTTTTTAATCAAGTAAGAGAATCAAAACCAGAGATTTTTTTCATGGAAAATCTTCCAAAAGCTATGCCTTATATTAAGTCAATTGGATGGTTAAAGAAAGATTACCATTTACACTTTCTAGTGACATCTGTCACATTCTTCGGAAACTCTCAGGTAGGTAGAGTTCGATTAATAGTTATGGGGATACGTAAAGACTTCAAAGTCAACCATAAGCTAATATGGAAACATATAACCAAACCTAAAAAATATAAGCTAAAAACTACCAAACAATTACTCTCTGGTTTGACTATCAAAAACTACCATTACAGGTTTGGTCATGTGACAGAAAACATAAACACAAAAATAACAATCTATGCTGGTAAGAAAATGACCTTAGAAAGAATCAAAAAATACTGGGACTCTGACCCAAATCAGAAAAGGTTTATAGCCAAAAATAGGAAGTATACAACAGCACCAGGTGTATACAGAAACCTTCCGAATGAATATCCGCAAGTGGCTAGAAAAACAAACAGACAATTCAATCCAGATGGTATACAGATGAGCCCACGAGAACTGGCCAGAATTCAGGGAATTCCAGATAACTTTAGGATAGTAGCCTACTATGGCAGAATGAACAAGGACATTGGGTATTGGATCAATAAAGGCAGAACCACTGCCACAAAATGTCCACCCTATGAGGTAGGGTTATGGATGTTATGGGCCCTTAAGTGGATTTATGAACATAAGAAATTGAATATCAAGTAGTTACAGAATCCTAATCCCTTTTTATTAAGGGACCTTTATTAGGGGGATTATAGGGGGTTAATTTAGGGTTTAATTTTTAGAGCTTATTCTCTATCCTATAACCTATTAGAGAATTTTTACAAACTTAATCTAAAGATTAAGTCCGTAAAAAGGAACTTAACTCCTTAATTTCCAATAAGTTAGATACGTTGTTCATTGAAATGACCATCCGAATAGCTGAATTTAACAGATTTTAACAACCCATGAACTTCTAAGGTTCTATTTCACTCAAACCAACAAATTCAACTGGATGAACACAACACTCAAAGTCATATCACTCATTGGGATTTTATCTCTCACCTTCTATCTCGGATTCAGGTCAAACAAACCTGAGAAACCGAACCCACATATCAAGGTGGTTACAGATACGGTTTACATTTCAAAACCCTACCCTGAGATTCAGGTTATCAGAGATACACTGAAACCAGAGAGAGTGGTGATTTACCAAACAGATTCATCTCGGTTGAAGGAATTGGAACTCAGAATTATCCAGGACAGCCTTCATTACAGTTTCATAATCGAATGGCTTAAGGAAAAAATTCAAATCTCGGAGAATTTCCTAAAACTCTATCCCCAAAACCCAAAACTGGTTGAGATGAGTTTATTCAGAGATTCATTGAACCTATCACTACTTGGGATTGATGGTTCAGTTTACTCGGAACATTACAACCTGTTTTACCAGGATTACAACTATCGTTGGGCAGATGGAAGATTAGGATATTCGAAAACAAAATACAAACCTCAGGAGCAAAGGCTCTCTAACTATTTTTCGGTTGGTTTTGATTTTTTGAGGGAAAAGCCTTTTGGAGAATACCAGCTTGATTTTCAGTTTTCATCCAACAAGTATGCGTTCTTCAGAGCTTCTGAGGTTCTATTATTCGATGAACGACCAAGATTAGAGGTTGGGTTAAAGTTTAGGATATGGAGAAAAAGATAGTAACCCTAGATAGAGCACAATTCGATATGTATCGGCAATGCAAGGTAAATCCGTTTTACTTTGCAAATTTCGTGTATATCATTCATCCTGTCAGGGGGAAAGTGAAATTCAACCTCTACGAATACCAGAGAGCAGTTCTTTGGTATTTTCTCAACTACAGGTTCAACATAATCCTTAAATTTCGTCAGGCAGGTTTAACTGAGCTTATCGCTCTGTTTTGCTTATGGTTAGCAATGTTTAACGACAACAAGAATATCCAGATTATCTCAATCAAGGATATGGTTGCTAAACGTGTTCTTAAAAGGATTAAGTACATGTACAAGAACCTTCCTGAGTGGTTGAAAACACCTGTAACTCAAACACGTGGAGATTCTTTCGGTACTGCTACAGTACTCGAGTTTGTGAATGGATCATCAATCACATCAGTACCAACAACAGAGGAAGCTGGTCGTTCAGAGGCAGTTTCCTTACTTGTGATAGATGAGGCTGCAATCGTGAGATGGGCAGATAGGATATGGGCGGCTGCTTTCCCCACTTTAAGTTGCGCAATTTATTCTACACCAATACTTTACCAGAAAAAAGTCTCATTAGGTAAAATTAATGGGAAAGAGAAATTTAGGTTATATACTAAGGTAATAGAACTAGGAAGTATATGTCCTAAAGAACGGGGTGTAAAAGAAATTTCTTCGGAAGAGGTTTATACTCTAACACATGAGGGTAATTGGAGAAAAATTACACATACTCAAAATAAGGGTAATCTTGAAACTTGGTATGTAGAAGATACCCATGGTAATATAGGTGGATATACTCCAGCACATAGGTTATTTACAACAAGTGGGTGGAAAACAGTAAGAGAGATAATTGAGGAAGATTTAAATATAGTTGGGGTTGATACTAAAATAAAAGATTTTAGAGATGTAAACACAATAACTAAACCACCCCTAGTAGAGGAGATAAAGCCCATAAAAGATTTCCCTGATTTTTATATATCTAACTTGGGTAATGTATATAGAAAAAAGAAAGGTAACTTAACTAAAGTAGCTCAAAGGAAAAATAAATTTGGTTATTTTAGGGTTGGGTTAAGTGATGGTACAAAAAGAGAAACTGGTGATTGTAAAAACCAAGGGAAAAGTAAATTATTTCAAAGAAATGTACACGTATTAGTTGCAGAAGCGTTTTTAGGACAAAAACCTAATGGGTATCAAGTGGACCATATAGATAATGATAAATCCCATAACTATATAACTAACCTTAGGTATGTTACTCCGAAAGAGAATATAGAAAAAGCGTATAAAGAGAATCTTGGATTATATTTAAACCCCATATCTGGGGATAGGTTACCAGATTTGGTTAAAAGAGGTAAGATTCTAGAGATGCGTAAACAGGGGTATTCATACAAAGAAATAGCCAATGAGGTATATCCAGATAATTTACAAGCTAGTAAGTTTGTAAAAAGGATTTTTGAAGAAAGGGGTGGTAGAGTGTATATTTCTAAACTAACATTAGTTAAAAAAACCATAGAACCCATATATGATATACAGGTAGAGGGAGATCATAGCTATATATCAGCAGATGGCTTTGTAAATCACAACACTGGGGGATCGGCTATCTTGAACAGCACGCCAATGGGAATTGGAAATTTCTTCCACAAACAATGGGTTGACGCTAAAAATGGGGATAGTTTCTTCAATGCTATCAGGTTGTATTGGCAAATGCATCCAGAACGAGATGATGAGTGGTATAACTCTATGAGTAAATCTCTTGGACCAAGAAGAACTGCACAGGAGATTGATGGTGACTTCCTTTCTTCTGGGGCTACAGTATTCGATTTGAACTGCATACGAGCGATAGAAGAATGCTTACCTTATCCAGATGATTACGTTTCTATCGAACAAAACGGTAGACTCTACATAAAACGTTTCGCTAAACCCGGTGAAAGATGTTTCATCGGTGCTGACGTTGCTATCGGTCGTGCCAACGACTATTCTGCATTTTCTGTTATGAATCGTCATGGGGAAGAGTTAGCGTATTTCAGGGGGAAAATAAATCCTTCTAAGTATGCTAACCTACTCATGCACACCGGTAAAAGATTCAATAATGCTTTGATAGCACCAGAATCAAACGATATTGGTTTGGCAGTAACATCTAAGATTCAGGACCATGGCTATCCTAATCTATACTACGCTAAAAAACTCTTGAAAAAGAAGGGTAAAAGCAAGCCTGAAGCAGAAGATATTCCGGGATGGTATACAACCACCTCTACTAGACCAATTATTATAGATGAGTTAGAGGAAGATATTCGTTTTGACAACGTTAGCATAATCGACAAATTCTTTGTAGATGAGTCTTATACGTTTATCTTTGACTCAAGGAACAGGCCAGTTGCTATGGGTAAAGATAAAGCAAACGATGACAACCTCTACGAAGATGATGCGGTTTACACAGATGACTGCATAATGGCTAAAGCCATAACTAATTATATCAGAAAAGGCAAGAAAAACTTAGTAACAAATCCGATTTAATATGGTAAAGCTTAAAAACAAAGCCTTTGCAGGAGGTTCTGTAATGGATGTCACTACCAACCCCAGATCTCTCCCAACTGGAAGGTCTACCAATTTAGATATTGGGGTTGGTAATGAATTTTTTGTAAACGAGTTATCTCCGAGCAAAAAACTAATCGTATCAGACCTACTATTGAAGGTATTACCTCAGATAAGGAAACTGGCTATCATGGATGATAACCTTTCTTTAGCGTTAAATGACTTGGTGTTATTAACTAACACTGGCCATAAAATCAAATTTGACCCACAGGTACCTGCAGACCAAGTGAAGAGAATGAGAGACCACCTTTCAGAGAAGAGTAAAACTTGGGTTGATGGAGTTGCTAACATGGATAACTTTGTTAGTAAGCTTATAGCACAGGCCTATCTTACAGGTTGTATTTCAAATGAGTGGGTGATTGACAACGATTTGAAAGGAGTTAAATCATGTATCATGGTTGCTCCAGAAAACATACGTTGGGTATATGATTCCAGAAAACAACGTTATTTCCCATATCAATATGTAGTGGGTACCAATGGTGGTAATCCAGTAACACTTCCTAAAGACTTTTACCTGAAACTGAACCAGAGAACCTACAAGTACTTCGCTATAAATGGGTTCTCAGAAGTACCTTATGGGATTCCGCCTTGGTTACCTGCATTGAGAACCATAGCCAAGTTATACCGGATGGATGAGAACGTTGACAACCTCTTAACTTTGATGGGTCTTATTGGATTCCTCGAAGTTAAAGTTGAAAAACCTACTCAAGAAGACGGTGAGAGCGACTCTGCATATCTTGGCAAGCTGGATGCTTTCTTACGTAAAACACAAGCTGAGATTATGAAGGGAGTATCTAATGGAGTGGTAACTGGTTATAATGATGATCACAACTTCGAGTTCCATTCCACAACCAAAGACATGAACGGTGTTGCAGATCTGTACTCAGAAGCCCAACGTAAGGTGGCTAACTCTCTAAAATACCCGGGAACATTCATGGGATTAAGAACCAATGGGGGAACGGAGACTGGGTTGAGTATCATCTTTACCAAGATGCTATCCCAACTAAGGGCTGTCCAGAGTATAGTTGCAGCTGATTTGGAGATTGGTTATAAATACGAGTTATTGTTGGCTGGGTTTAAGTTTAAAACCCTGAGAGTAGAATTCAACCCATCTACAATCACAGACTTACTCAAAACAGAGCAGGCAGAGGAATACAAGATCAGGAATGTATCTAACAAATACATGATGGGTATTATATCTCAGGAACAAGCTGCAGATGAGTTAGGTTATGATGCTCCAGCTCAAAAAGAACCGAGAGCACCCATTGAGGAGAACGGAGCTCAACAAACAAGAGAGAAAGAGAAGGATGAGTCTGATAAGAGGACTCGGGAGAAAAATAAACCACAACCAAAAGTGAAATAACATGAAAGATTTTTATGAAGAGCAGGTTACACTTTGTGGGATTCGATCTCTGATTGCATCTAATATACCATTACAACTTCCACTTAAACAGGAGTTGGGTCAAAACATGAAAGATCAATCAAGTTTCGGATTCTGGAATGACCCACCTGCATTTAACACCTATTACCCAGAAGCTAAGGAAGATGACTTCACAGCTAAAGACGAGGAATTTATCCAACCACTGTTCAGAATGTTATCTAACACAGTGGTTATCTCTAATAGGGGACTTATAGAGTTTCCAGTTGGTGTGTTGAAGAAATCTATGGGTTTGATGGTTGGGCAATCTTTATACCCTAACCATGATATGCAGGTTGGTAATGAGCTGGGGGCAGTAGTTGATAATATATGGCAAGAAGCCTATAAAGTTGGGGATAAAACTATCCCAGCTGGAATCAACGCTCGTTTGAAGATAGATGCTAAGTCTCATCCCAATATTGCAAGGGGTATTAACATGGACCCACCATCAATTCACTCAGTATCGTGTACAGTGGTATACCGGTGGAAGCCTTCTCATCAATTCGAGAAAGAGTGGGAGTTCTACGAGAAAATGGGTACCTATGATGAGAAAGGTCAATTGGTTCGTAAGATAGCTACTGAGATTCTTTATTACACGGAGTTATCTCTAGTATCCCATGGTGCAGACCCATTTGCGAAGAAACTAGATGAGAACGGTAAAATCGTGTTACCTAACTTTGCATCATCACAATCTGTAAAAGTAGACCAGACCAATTTTGCTTACAATGTAGATTGGAGGAATCTTAAGTCTGTTCTAAATGAGGAGACGAACAGCTTCAATGGTTTGTTTAAATTAAATATTAATCAGGATAATCAAAAAGTTATGACCGTAGAAGAGATCATTAATTTAGCTTCTCAGACCCTTGGTTTATCAGGTTTGACAGCTGAGAACATTAAGACTAACCTTGAACAATACAAGGCTAATCAAGACAAACTGGTAGACCCCGCTTCTCTGAAGTTAGGTGATGTTACTGGTTGGGACAAAATTCAGGAATCATTCTCTGCGATGGTTACCGAGTTAACCGAGCTGAGAGCTTTGAAAGAGAAAGAGTCATTCATCAATGCCGGTGAAGAGTACTTAAACAACTTAAGAACTGAGGCTACCAACTTCTACAAATTGAGTTTGGAAGAGGGTAAGGAAGAGGATGAAGCTATCATTGCTCTTATCAACAAGGCCGATGTGAAAGAAGCCAAAGCCTTACTTTCTCAGTATCAGACTCAAGTTGAGAAAGATGCACCGCTTACCTGTCAATCTTGTGGTGGTCATGATATTTCCAGAGCTTCATTCAAGGGGAATGACAACCAAGAAGACAAAGACAAAAAGAACGAGGGAGTGAAAACTCTGGATGAGATCCGTGAACATTTCATCTATCAGAGAGATTTCAAGGGGGAGAGTAAGTAATCTTCTAGACCCGAGTTTATTTAACTGCAGGAAATTAATAACAATCAAAAATTCGATATTATGTACGGAGATCAATTCGGTGGACTTTCGTTTACCACTATTTACAAAAGAGAACAGGACAAAATGGCCAACCAATTTGTGGTTGATACAACCCAGGCAAAACCTATTCTTCCCGGTGAACCAGTGATGTTGATGCCGGAAGGTACAATCAAATCATACGTGAATGGTAAAACTGGTAGATATATTGGTATCAATCTTTTGGACGGAGCAGTTGCAGGTGGAGTTACCACGGTATCTATCCTCATTTCACACGTGATGATTTACGCAGAATCAGATGGAGTTTTCAAAGCAGGTGATGCTGTAACCATAACTAGAGAAGATGGAGTACCATCTAGAGCAGAAACAGCTCTTGGTCACTATAACCACTTGATTGCAAAGAAACTGGCCTCAACTGGTGAAGCAGTAGCTATCGCTATGGAATCTTGTGATGGAGACAACACTGCTGAGATGCGTATCCTTGTATTGGATACACCTATCAATGTAGCTGTTGGTTAAAGAAAAGTGAAACTTATAATACGAAAAATAAAATGATTCAGTTAACAGCAGAACAAAAGGCCGAGAGAACCAAACTCCGCCAGGAAGTTAAAACGGTATTCGATGAGTTGAATGCCTTGCGTTTTGATCCTCAAAGACCAAATGATGTCCTTGTTGAGGATTACGTGAAATTGAGATATAATATGGAGTGGGATTCCTATCTGTACAAGATGGGTATTAACCCGAACCAAGATACCGTATCCATGATTTTGAACCAAGCAGAGGTTGACCAAATCCGTTGGATTGTACCGGAGATTTTCCGTGCAGCTTTGAGAAAAGGTTATCGTGGAGCACCCATTTACCCGAATATCATCCGTGGAGAAGAGCAGATGTCTAGTCCTGTTATGAAGGTACCTTTCATCAACATGTCAGATGCTGCTCCGAGAAAAGTGAATGAGGCTGAGACAATTCCATTGGGAGCTGTTTCTTTCGGTCAGAAAGAATATACTATGTTCAAAATTGGTCGTGGTATCACCTTAACTGACGAAGTTAAGATGTATTCTTCATTGAACCTTGTTTCTATCTTCTTGGAAGATTTTGGAGTATTGCTTGGGCATGTAGTTGACGGATTGGCCATTGAGTGTGCTATCAATGGAGAACAGAAAGATGGTTCTGAAGCTGCTCCGGTTATTGGGGTTAAAACTTCGAATACGGTTACTTACCGTGACTTGCTGAAGATTTTGGTTCGGATGTCTCGTTTGGGTCGTATCCCGACTACTTTGATTGGTGGTGAAGATATGGCAATCAACATCCTTGATTTACCGGAGTTCAGTAAACGTGAATCAGGTACGACTCGTGCAAACCTGAATATCAAAACCCCGATTCCACAGAATTTGGATTTCTTTATCCATGGTGCAGTGGATGACGACCAAATCTTGATGATTGATAAATCAGCCGCTCTCTTGAAATTGAACGGGTTCCCGTTGAAGGTTGAATCTGAGAGAATCGTTTCAAACCAAACTGAGGCCTTCTATGCTTCTCTTCAAGTTGGATTTGCCAAACTTTGGGCTGATTCTGTTCTTATCTTGGATAAGACCAAAGACTTTAGCGGTAACGGTTTCCCGGCAGCTTTCAATATTGATACCAAGCAAATTGTTGAGCTGAAAAACTAAAATGAGTTAATGGGGAGGGAAAATACCTTCCCCATACTCATTTCTAGTAAAAATATAGAGTACGGACAATAAAATCATAATTATGGCAAAACAATATGCTAGATTAGGGGCCAAAGCATTGAGCTTTTACTCACCTATCCTTAGGTTTAAGTTGGTTCCTGGTGAAATCAAAGAATTTCCTGATAGAGCTATGATGGACAACACCTTCGTAACTGCTCTCAGTAATGGCCATATCCGTATAGCTTCTCCAGAAGAGGTAGAGGCTTACATGGAGAAAATGGGTCAAGAAGCTCCTACCGGTATAAAAGTTGAGAAAGAAGAAGCTGCCCAAATTTTAGCGGAGTTGAATACCGCTAATGAACAAATCGAAAACCTTACCAATGGTATGGCAGAAGCAGCTGAAACCGTGAAGAGACTCACTCAAGAGAATACGATTCTGAATGCGAGAGTGGAGTTGCTTTCTACCGGTAAAGAGGATGTTTTTGCAAAAACAGAAGAGGAGCTTACGAATTACGTCCTTGAAACTTACGAGTTGGAGAAGAAAGAACAAAAATCTTTCAAGGCTTTGTCATTTGAAGAGAAACGTGATTACGCTTATCAACTCGAGAAAAACTCTGAAGAAGAGACCGAAGAGGAAAAGTAAATTAAACACCATCAATATGTTGTCATTGGACCGAGTTGCTCTTGTAGTTAACTCGGTCCTTTTGTTTAAAAAGTCTTAAAGCCATGAGTAATTTTAAGAATAACCCCAAATATCCCATAGAACCTTCTTCCAATGAGCCGTTCGTTCCTTATTTCTTAAGAAGTAGTAGAGAAGCTACTGAACCTCTTGGTGGAAGAGACTATGTAATATTCCCTGATAGTTTTCCCTTAATTGGGATGCCACTAACTGGGAATGAGCAACTCATGGTTCAGGGTAAACTCGAAGAACCAGAGATAATGACCCCGAACCAAATCAAGGAATTTTTCAGTGGCTCAGTAGTACAGGACTCACAAGGTTTTATAACTGGAGACCAGGTATACAAGGAGTTACTGAAATATGTTCCTATCACGAGAAAAATCAACGGTTATACGTTAAATAAAGATATTAATCTTACTAAGGCTGATGTAGGTCTTGGTAATGTAGATAACACACCTGACCTAGATAAACCAGTATCTACCGCTACTCAACAGGTTATTGATGATCTGGAAGCGAAACATGATGCTGAGATTATCAAGTTACAAAATAAAGATAAGGACCTTCAGAATCAGATAAATGACCTTGGTACAACTGGAGAAGAGTTAGAACATAAATTCCAAGAACACTTGGTTGATCCTAACGCCCACCATGAGATAGTGGACCAATCTATGTCAGATACTTCTACAAAAGCTATCTCTAACAAGATAGTGAAAGCTTACATTGATACTATCATTAGTAGGCAGGGAAGTAAAACTTCTGTAGTAGCCAATGATGAAATCTTGGTCATGGGTGCTGGTGGTAAATATTACAGGACCACAATCCAAAAGGCAGTACTTGACTTAGTAGATTCCACTATTGGAGACATGGGTAAAGTATTACACTTTGTTGGAGAAGCTGGTAACTCTGCCGGAATACCAGATATAAATAACCAAAGAGATGGGGCATTATTTTACGTGAGTAAGTTAGCAACCCCCACAACAACTATAACTGATGCTGTGACAGGACAAAAATTCACCTCATGTGATGTGGTGATGAAAGATGGTTCTCAATGGAGAGTTATCGGAAAAACAATGTGGTGGGTTAACTTGGCTTATTCATACAGCGAACCAAATAAGAGGGCAACTATAACCAATACCGCTGGTACTGGGTTTGAGATACCACTGGCCTCTGACACAATTACTGGTTTATACCCTAAAGAACACTTCTATGATGTGAGTAGAGCTTCTTCCATTCCAGCAGCTGGTGTCATTCCCAAGTATACACCGGAGAGTAAGTTGAAATCAGGATCACCAGCTACAACTGATGGAGAGGTATTAATATACGAACAAATACAACAAATCTTAGACCTTGCCAGAATTGGAGTAAATTATTCTATCCTTGATATGAGTAATCCAATTAAGGCTGTATACAATAGTGGTAGTACTGGTACTGGTACTGGTACTGGTAGACCAGTAACACCATTCTGGGATTATTCAGTTGGTTTGATTCAGTGTTGCGGTGGAGATAATAACTCAATTCTTTTGAAACAGAACAGCCAGATGGTTGGGACTACTAACTCTGTAGTTGGTACGGTAATCCTAACTGGTTCACTAGTGGATAGAATAAAATTAACTAACAAGTTATATTGTTCTATGGATTTTGATAAACTAGTGAATGAACAGGCTTCTGTAAAAATCACTATTAAGAATGGTAAAACTGGTGCAATACTTGGAGAAGTCTCTCTGTTGACAGCAGATTTAACTGGGGTATACAACGGGTACGTGAGTTTAAATACAACTTCCCTAGATTCTTCCACTAATAATTTCTTAACCATAGAGATGGTATTCACTCCCAAATCTAAGATGCCAGACGTGGAGTTACCAGGTGGGGAGGGAGAAGCTGTGGTAACTAAACCAGCTGATTGGTCAACAAATAAAGTAGATAGAGTATGTTTTTCTGTAGACCCGATAGATGATACTTCTTTGGATATCATCACCCAATCAGAGTTGAGTAGGATACAACCTATACTTACCCATATAGCAAATGCTAACGTTCACGTGACAAAACAGGATAAAGATACTTGGGATGCTAAGGCCACTGAAGATTTCGTACTTCAGAAAATCCAAGATTTAATCGGAGATGCTCCAGATGTGTTGGATACTCTTGGAGAGTTGGCAGAAGCCTTGAAAAATAACCCAGATATCATTGATAACATTCTGAATGATTTAACTGCCATCAGAACAGATTATATCCCAAGATCAGGTGGAGCTGGCCATGCCATGACTGGGAATCTGTATGTTCCACAAACTTGGAATCTCATGCAAAGTACTGGAGATGGTATTATCTTAAATAAACCAAATGAGTTACATATTGGTAAAACTGGGGGTACTACCTACATTAGGTCTGGGAATACAGATATTATGCACAATAGGGCTGGTACTAATTACAAGATATGGGATGCCTCCAATCTTCCTAACCCGGTACAAACAACAGACTTGGCAAAATACCTCCCATTGGCAGGAGGTACAATGACTGGATCCATCATTTTTCCCAATCGAAAGGGTATTTTTGGAAGGTTGACTGATGGAACTAGTAATATCAAAATAGCGGTAGTTAATGCTAATAATAATGTTGAAATTGGAGATTCAAATACTCCATTAATGTTAGTATCCAATTCCACTGATTTAACACATTATAGAGATAATAATACTTATAAAATATGGGATGCTTATAACTTACCAAACCCATTAGAGAAAACTACAGCAGATGGTTTATACTACCCATTAGCTGGAAAAGGTTATTTTGGGTTTGACGATTCAGGTAGACCAGTGGTACCTAATAATCAAGGTTATGCTGTAAAAGATACCTCTGGTAATGTTAGAGAGTTTTTATGGATGGACCCAAATAATAACCTCAATATTGGTAATACGTCAAAGTGGTCCTTAGCCAAAATTATATTCAGAGCTTCATCCATACAAAATTCTGCGGGTAAAGAATTTTACCATGAGGGAAACTTACCAGCTTATCCCACATGGGCAACGTTGTCTGGGAAACCCACATTCGCCACTGTAGCTACATCTGGGGATTACAATGACCTAACTAATAAACCCACAATCCCTTCTACCCCTGGAAGTTTACCAAACCCATACGCTTTAACATTCACTGGGTACCAATCAAAAACTTACAATGGTTCTGCAGCTGTTTCAGTGGCAATCCCAAGTAAGGTATCAGAATTGACGAGAGATGTAGATTTCGCTATCAGGAAATCAGATAACCAAATGATATCTAATGGTAATGAGTTTAATATTGCCAATGCTGGTCAAACTGGAAATATAGCTCTTAGCTATAGGCTAGGAAATGGTAGTTATGCTACTTCTGCCTTAAGATTCACATTATACGGAGCAGACACAGACCATACTTTAGCTGATCTTACTGTTGGTGTTCTAAAGGGTACAAGGGGAGTACAAGTAGGAGCCACAGATGATATTGGTTGGTATAATTATAATAATAGGATATCAGCTGGTATGGAAGTTGCAAGAAGCATTAACGTCAGAGATATATTGGTTTCAGACAGATGGTCAGATTACGTCAAAGTACCTACTAACGGTATTTTTTGTAGAGGTAACATCAATATTGGTAGTGCCAAAACTATAAACTTGAGACAGGGGGATACTGCCTCTACATATTTTGGTGGTATAGGTTATGATATGCAAGGTAATGAGTGTGTTGCAATTTGGGCAGCACAAGCAGTAACCAGGTTGAGATGGCACGCCGGGTTGGATTTACATAACGGTGTTACTGCCAATTCAATGATGGGTATAACTCCTGACTTTGAAGTAAGTAAAGCTTCAGGAGACGTAAGGGGATTTTTAGCTGGAAAACAAATAGCTATTAGGGGATTAGACCCCACACTTTTTAATCCAAATGCTATATTCCATGATCTTGGTGGTCTTCTATCTAGTACACTTTCTATAACTGGAGCTATGGTAATACAATTACCGTATGGACCTACATCTACAATGGCTCATTACATAGTAACCATATACAATTATGGGTCGGGGACATCATCTCGTATCCATGTATGGACCTATAATTATACTGGTTTTGGTGGACGAATAGTGAACTCAACAGTAGTTGTGTTGGGATACCCACGAAAAGTTAGATTAGGGTATTATAATAGTAAATTTACTATTATAATTGGGGATGTAAGTACTACTTGGGGCTATCCCCAGGTCTGGGTTAATGAAGTAGATAGGGGGTTTAGTTCTTACAGTTCTGTACTAACCAATGTTACTGTATCATATCTTACTGACATAAGTTCTGTCACTGCATTGACTGAGCCGGCTCAAACTAAGTTCCCAGTTTCATGGGGAGAAGTTACTGGTAAGCCTACTACATTCCCACCATCTTCACATACGCATACTAAATCCCAAATCACTGACTTCCCAACATCAATGCCTGCGTCAGATGTTTATAGTTGGGCTAAGCAAGCTCAGAAGCCAGCTTATTCATGGTCTGAGATAAGTTCTAAACCCACATTTGCAACAGTTGCTACCTCAGGTAAATATAGTGATTTGTCAGGTACTCCAAACTTGGCTACTGTAGCTACTTCTGGAAGTTATAACGATTTAAATAATAAACCCACTATCCCAACAGTTCCTACAAAAGTGAGTCAGTTGGAGAATGATAGTAAATATGTTAAATCAACTTCTACTCTAAGAGTAAATGATATACAGGTAGCAACAGCAGATGGTGGGGCTGCAGGTGTATTATATATTATACTTGAATCTTAAATAACATGACTATGGCTATAAGATTAGATAGTAAAAGGATTAATTATATGTATTTTGGTGGTAAGAGGGTGAAAGAGGCTTGGCTCGACGGGAAGAGAGTTTGGCCAGATTTCAATAGCCCTATCTTAAGCTATGAACCCACCATATTTATGCCATTAAATGGTGATAACCTAGACCATTCTGGTAATAACCACAATCCCATTGGTAGCGTTGGTACATTAGAATACTATACAGCTGGATTTAACCACTCTAAATGTTGGGATTTGATATCTGGTGGTGCTGCTCTAACATTAGACCCAATCACAAAGGGTAAGGATTTTACTATATCCGTTTGTGTTTTTTCTATGGGTAAAGATAATACTACAAGGGATGGTGTACTTGGAGGAGTAATTGGAGGTAATCATGCATTTGGGTTAGGATATGCTATAGGACAGCGTTCAAATGTACCACTATCAGATGACCCTTTAAGTTTTCAATTTTATAATGGTGAGGCAAACCAGTTTTGTAAGGGAACTAAAGGTACCTTTATTCAGAATGGGTGGAATCACTATTTAGTGAGGTTTAGTGGGACTAATAGAACAGTAGAATTTTATTTGAATGGTGTACTTAATGGGCTTGTAACTCCAAGTGGATACCCACATGCAGGACCCATTAGTTATTCTGGTAGAGATAGAGGTTGGGATGGGAATATTTGGCTTGGTAGATGTTTCCAAACTATAACTCAACCCTATGACTGGTGGAATGGGTATATACAGGATTTTGCTTATTGGGACTATACCATTAGTGATATACTCAGAGATCAACTATTTCTTACGTACATGGGTAATATGTTACCAAGTACTACAAAAAGTCCATATATCTCAGATTTGATGAAGAAAAGTTCATATCTATGTACAGGGGGTACTGGTACTACAAACGATAATGTAAAACCCAACATGGTACCAGCACAACCCAAAACTACTACCACCACTGGGACTCTGTTGGAGATATCTAAATCAGGTGCAAATGGGTTACCCAAAGGGATATATTTAAGTAGGTCATATTCTGTAGATATTATGAATTGTGGCAATATGGTTGAGGGTATATACAATAGGGATAAATATCGTATAGAATTACTTGTGGCTAATATATCAGTGCCTTTAACAAATATACTTTCAATCATAGCCTTTAATGTAGATGGGTCTGGTACATTTATTCCACTTAATGCCAATATTATTCCCCCTAATCTTAATGGAGTTTTGAGGATAAAATTACCATTCCTAGGTACAATGTCTGTGGAAGAGTATAATATCAAAATAACAGCTTAGTCGAGACTTTATTTGTAATAGATGAGTTCTTTAATCATTGTCAATAGGGAGGGGTTTAGCCTGGTTTATCTCTCCTCTCCCTAATTTTAATAACCTTAAAAATATGGTACTACAAACATCTCCAGGAGATATAACCTCAGCTGTAGAAGCTGTAAATGAAATGTCAAACCTTATCAGTGAACAATCAGCCATGGTAGTTGCCATGGCAATTCTGTTTATCGGGTTCATAGTAATGTTCCTGAACATGATAAGGGATAACAGGAAATCTGACTCTTTCAATAGGGAGTATTTAGGTCAGATGATTGAACTTAGAAATACTCTCATAGACCAAGGGAATTTATTACAAAGCCATACCCAGTTGCTAAAGACATTAGTAGAGGGTGTATCAGATGAGATATCTCCTAGACAGGTGGATGACCTTTCTGATATGTTCTTTGCTAAGAGTCAACTGAGGGTGATAAACTACCTTGAACAAATTATAAGGGATAATCACATTGATAACAGGGATAACGTGGAGAAGAAAGTGGAGATGTTATCATCTAACGTGATATCCTATGATAGGGAAAGAGCACTCAGTTTCAAGTTCAAAGGATCTCCATTGAGTTTCTTTATCTCCGCTGAGTGGAAAGATAGATTGAAGGATACAATGTTAAAACAAATTTATTGTGAAGATGGGTATCAATATCGTGTTGCTAAAAATAATATAGAGATACTCTACAAGCAATTTAGAAGTGAGTTCATAGATAACATATACAAAAATGCTGCTAGAAGTTAAAAGGTTATACAAGAAAGAGACCTATACTATCGGGGTTCTGATAGTTGATGGTACGAAATTCTCTGACACTCTTGAAGACAAAGTGAGAGATTTAAACTCGGAGAAGAAGGTTTACGGTGAGACAGCTATCCCGGCTGGGAAATACAAAGTAGTTATGGCTATGTCCTCTAAATTCAAAAGGGCGATGCCCTACTTGGAGAATGTACCCCAGTTCACAGGGATAATGATTCATCCAGGTAACACAGTTAAAGATACATTAGGCTGTATCTTAGTTGGAGAAAACAAAGAGAAAGGGAAGCTTCTTAATTCTCGGAAGGCTTCAGATAAGCTGAACGAGATGATTAAGGAAGCTTTAGATAGAAAAGAACAAGTTTGGATAGAAGTTGACCTATGACAGTTAATGAATACATAGATCTTGAGTTACCTAGTAACTTAACCCTTGATACAAAATGGGTTCAAGGTAAGAAGAAATATTGGGAGTTGTTTATGAACCCAGGGTTTGAATCAATCCCTAAAGAGTTACGTTGCGAGAACTTCGAGGATATGTGTAATTCATTAATCGCGAAGTTGGTAGTTTACGACGCTTTCCAGATGGCAGCTATGGGTTCATTCATAGCTTTCATTGGCGGGGGAAACAATTCCAAAGATCAAACTACAGAGGTAGACCCTGAATCTGCACCTGACGGGGGAAATATCAAGAGTATTACAACTGGCCCTACTAAGGTTGAGTTTTATTCTACCTCTACTGCATTAAAAGATTTGTTGTCTTCACAGGGTGAGAATGGTTCAGTGATGGACGTACTTTTCGCAGGTATTTGTTCTCTTGCAAGTCGCATAGGAATTAAGGTACCATATTGTGACGATAACAGAAGCTTGTACAACAAACGATTCAGAGTATCTGGACCCAGAGTCCAGAAGTTCACCGGAAATAGGAGGAGATTCCATGGCTTACGTAGGTATTAATAATTGGAATAGATATAAGTCAATCATCAACCGTTTCAGACATGATGCTTTTAGGAACGTGTTGACTTGGCATCACTACTTGTTTTCAATGAACCAGTTCGGGGAGAATACAGATGATAACTCTAAGTGGGAGGTTAGAACCATCAAAGTGTTAGTGATGTATGATACCATAAAGAATTGGCCATTGAATACAGAAACCACTACCGGTACTTTTGACGAGGAACACGTAGTGGTTTATATAAACCTTAAGTATTTGAAAGATTTAGGGTTTACACGTGGTGGTAGTGAAGAGGATTTATCTATGGACATGGATTCTGTAAGGGATTTCTTCTACCTTGATGGTATTAAATATAGGCCATCTGGAGATAAACCAGTTGCACAAGCTGGGGATAACCCCTTACTTTACCGGTTGATTTTGAAGAGATCTGAAAAAGAAAACACAGAAATTTGATGGCAAGGTTAGATCCTAACTACAGGAAAATATCAAATAGGAGCTTAGGTTTTGGAAATCTAGAAATTAGGGTATTGGGGGATCTCAATACCCTTGATAGTTTTATGAACATGGGTCCTGAGATAGAACAAGTGGTTAGAGAGGCTCAATCTTCTTTTGCTGATAGGTATTATACAAGGTTAAGACATTACATAAGAACAGGGGGAGCTGAGATTGGTATAGTGGAGAACTCCTCTCTCTATGCAGCTAAGAAGAGAACTTATATTAGGGATGACAAGGCCGATCATGCTGGTTATATGATGGGTAACTTTTATAGGTCTGTTCAGAAGTTCAGAGATTCTGGTAAATATGGGTTAGTGTCAGTGGGTATTCGGAAGAACACTCCCCGTGATATAATACCTCCCCAAAGTATGATATCTGAGATATATGCCAATCAGGTTACAGTGGATGAATATGTAAGATTTTTGGAGGGTGGAACTGGTAGGTCGCCAGCTAGACCATTTTTTAGTAGAACGTACGAGAAACTCGGTGGTAATGTAGGACTTGCTAACTTTATAAGTAGGTCAATATCTCAGAGAACTCGAGTATTTAAAAAATAAGCATCCCAATGAACGAAACTAGTTTATCAATTACTCAAACATTAATAGAGAGAACTTTAGTTGAGAATTTAAGGCTAGAAGCTGTCCACTATGGATACATGCCGGATATCACTAAATTCTCCAGAACCCCTTCTGGGTATGAAGCCTACAAAGAAGCTCAAAGAAAGGTAGCTGATGAGAAAGGGTTCTGTATTGATGTGTTGAATAACCTGGCTCCAGTTGAGATGGGTGAGAAGAAGTTCGCTCGTATGGTAGTTAGAACAGTACAATGTATACCTGGCGAGTTTGGGCAATGGGGAAGAACACAATACACATTGGGTACAGATGGCAAATTCACTAGGTACGAGTTACCACCTCAGCCAGTAAACTATATCATGCAGATTCACCTTGTTTACAACAACATAAATCAAGGACGAGTTTTAAATGCCATATTGGCTAAGGCAATTCCAAGAAGAGGGTATCACAAAATAACTAAGATGGTATATGATGGTATAGAATTACCTGATGAGTTACCTACTTTCTTTTGTGAGTTATTGACCTCTAACCTATACCCGAATGCAGAGAATAATACACAAGAAGATGTATACAGATATAATATCCCAGATGCATGGGATGTAGTTGTAGTAAGGGCTCAGGAAGAGGGGATATCACCATTACTTGAGGTTAACCTTTTCATGGACCTTATACAAGTGAACGAAACACAATTATATTTCCAAGTGAAATAGTGACAATACTTTAATTTAATCTATAAAACCTAAAAAAGTTTAACGATGAACACTCCAGTAGTTAATGTAAACGTACAGGACTTTACCCAACAGGCATCGGTACC